ATAATATATTATATATTATATATTATATTATATTATATATTATATATTATATACTTTATATCATTTCTATTGGCAAATATAAAGATATTCTTCTAAATATTAGTACTTATAATAGTAAAAATTCTTAAATTTAATTATATTTAACATATTAGTTAAAAATATATAAAAATTTAGATATTTCAAGAAAATGTAGTACTTTTACTCATACTAAGAAAAACATATATTAAGTTAGTAATACTAATAGTAGGCGTGGGTAACTTACTTTTATTATTCTAACAAATATTTTTAATTATCTCATACAATATGTTTTTCTGAATTTTTGAGGTTAATACATTTGTAATACTCTCCGTAGTGATACGAAGAGTATTATTTTTATTATTACATTATATCATATTTATAATATTTCAAAACATATTCGATATACACTTATACAATATCTTTTTAATCATGTTCCATAATATATTCGTTATTCTACTAAATATAATACTACACATATTGATTTTTAATATATTAAACTTGAAAATGAACAATCTATAATAATAGATTGTGAATAAATTGATATTTTATATACTAAATATGATACTATATATAATATTACTGAAACTATAAAATATTCTACTAAATTTAGTGTTGAGAATATGGAAATTTTATATATTCTAAATGATGTTAATGTTTATATTATGACAAAAGATACAAGTATAAGTCCTCGTAAAGATAAATAAAGAGTAGATTTAGAAAATAAAATAAGTGTTAGGTATAGTGAATTTGGAAAATATAAAATTTATATTAAATATAATATTATAAAGATTATATATCGTGTTTATCTTTATAAAAGTGCAGAATGTGAAAATAGAAAATTGGAATTAAGTATTAAATATAGAGAAGTTGTAAAATATAAAATTTTTAAAATTGGAGGTGTAGTTGTGAGAATGTGAGGGTATTCTCAAACACCCCCGGCTAGTAAAGCTAAATGTCGAACTCCCCCACCTCATCCTCAAAAAATCAAGGTTTCACTTCGTTCAACTCTCATTCTCAAAAAAGCAAGTTATGGAAGTAGAAGGACTACAGCCACACACATTGATACACCTATTTGTGTGTTAACTTAATTGCGGCTAAAGGAGCTGCTCAAGGTGTTAGTTATTATGTCACAAGTTATAACTATCAAAAGCGTTAAAGTATTCGAGAACGAAGAGTTTGCAAACGTATCGCTGACCATGACTCAGACTGTCAAAGGTTTTCGTCTTAATCACGATACCAACACTATGGAAGATGCTGATGTCGATACAATCAGCATGTCTCGTAGTGCTCTTACTCGTCAGCTTTGCGATTGCAACGATGACATTGCTCTGTTCCGTGCTACTCGTGATAGAGCATTTGGTCAACGTGAATTTGGCATTATTCTCTTTGGTGCCAAGCTTACTATCAATCGTGAGCTTAAAGCAGCTGGCGAAGAGGTCAACGGCAAGGCTCTTGAACGTGATTGCTACATCACATCTATCGTTGGTGTTACACTCAGTGAACGTGCAGTTCGTGCTCTCGATGCTGCTTGTCAACTTTAACGTACTACGGAGAGTGGGCTTCGGTCTACTCTCCATTTTACTCTTGTGTTCTGCAACTTTGGAATTTACCAGAGTTGTTAGAATCACAGGTTTACCATCATTCTCAACACTCAAAACAACAGGCTCAGCACTCAAAAAAGCAAGACCTGCTCAATCTCAAAAAAGCAAGAGATGGATGAAAAGCTACAATAAAGAGTCTAATAAGACTTTTAATAAGACTTTTATCTATTTTTATTATAAATTATATTATTAACTTAAAAATTAGGAGGACTAATTATGGAAAAAGTACTTAAAATAGTATTAAATATAGTTTTATATACGATATTAACTGTATTTGCAGGATTATTTTCTTTAGCTTTTCTATTAGGATTAGCAGAAGGAGATTTCTCTCATGGATTACTTTACTATTTGCAATAATATGACTATGAAAATATTAATTTATTTATTAGTACGTAGTGGCAGATTTACTGCATTACCAATAAGAGCATTCAAATCTGCTAAAAAAGCAGAGGAATATTTAAAACAGAAAGAAGTTGAAAACAAAAACTATCATGGGTATATAATACCTATTACTTTAGAAGACGAAGATTAGTGTTAACTTTAAATACATTAGCTATGAGAAAAACAATTTATGTAATAATGATAACAACTGAATTTGGTAATTTACCAGAAGTAGCATTTAATTCTGCTAAAGAAGCAGAAGAATACGGAAAACAAAAATATGATACCAATAAAGATTATAATTGGTACATTTCAAGTATCTATTTAGAAGATAAGGATTAGTACTAATATTAAATATGCTAATTTGTTAGGTGTTGTTAATTGTGTTAGAATGTGGAAGAGTATGAGGTGGACTATCCCCTTTTCACTTTTCTCTTTCTATCACAATTTTCTCTTTTACTACTACAATCAAAATTTTACTGCCTTTTATTCACATCTCTTATATCATTTATTATTTCATAATAAATATAACTATCAATTAGAGTTTAACTCCCAATATTACTGCCAATATGGAAAAATATCAAACATCATCTTTAGAATCATATAACGAAGACTATCTTTATGACTATATAGATGCCTTTGTAGAAGCTTTAGCTAAATTAGAAAAACAATAATTTGTTCTTCTTTTAATATATAATTTTTAAGAATAAATTTAATAATAGAAACATATAAAATATTTATATTATGAAAACCAATAAGCCAATAAGTTTGATAATAATACTTCTTGTAGGTATATGTTTAGGAATTTCTACATGTTCAGCTATAAATTATATAGCTAATATTAACAATAAGACATTTGTTGTTAAGAATAATAATACTCGTGATTATAATTACGAACATTATTGTGATTCTATATATGAAGTAAATCCTGACTATTACTTAGATGTATTAGTTGAGACTGATAAATATCAGTCATATATTGAAGAACATGGAGAATGGTGGACTAATTAAGTCTACCATTCTTTATAGTATTATCAAAAGTAATAATTATACTATTAAATATTGAAATAAAAGAATTATGGAAAAGATAATACATGGACAACCTATTAAAAAAGGACAAATAGTAGAAATAACTATTCCTAATATAGAGCGTCCTATAAAAGCTGTAGTACTTGATATAATAGGATATTCTACAGGTGGCAATAGTGCTCATTATGTATGTATAATGTATGCACAAAAGAGACTTTTTAAGGCATCTTTTGAGCATAATTGGTCTATAGAAGATAATTATGATGATGACCTTGGTACATCAAAAGGAATAGAAATTCATTATTATTATTCAGATTTAAAATATGAAGAAATAATAGTAGAATATTGTGAAATACCAGATATTCCATCAGATATTTAATCAAGTAATTAACAAATTAAAAGAATAAATAATATGGAAACAAAAGAATTTAAAATTAATATTCCTAAGGGTTATGAAATAGATAAAGATAATTCAACCTTTGAATGTATTAAATTTAAACTTATAAAGAAAGATATTACTTATGAAGATGTAGCAGAAGAACTATTCTCTAAAAATATATTTGCAATAGATCTTAATGGTATAATTGTTCATGGTACATGGGTAGGTAACTCAAAATTTGATATAAATAATGCTGCTAACAGAACGCAGCTTGAAAAACTTTTGGCTTTAAATCAACTTCTAAATATTGCTGAGTATTACAACAGGAAAAGTTCTAAAGAGGGAGAAGAAATATATTATATAAGATTTAATAAAGCAAAACTTAAATATTGTATTTCATATTGTAATGCAACTTTAATGGTTGTACATGGTTTACTTCCTATGTTTAACAATATAGATGATGCTCAAGCAGTAATAGATAATCTTAATTTTCGAGAAATTCTTGATACTATTTATAAATAAATAAAAATTAAAACAATGAGAAAAATATTTTTAATTATGTTATTGTTAGTAGGACTTTCAATAACAGTATGTGCTAAAGATTATGTTCCTACAAAACGTCAATCAGTAGTTAATACTGATAGTACTACAAATGACACTTATACTATTAGTAGTGTTAAGTATTCTGTATTTAAGTCTAAACATGGTGCTTTTTATATTTGGAAGACATCTAAGAAGACTGGTAAAAAGTATAAATATTATCTTCCTAAAGATATACAAATTCAAATGGGAAGAGTATATAAATAAAATAATTAACATAATGATAACATTTAGTGCTAATATAGTATTAAATATTATCATTATGTTTCAAATAAAATTAAAATATAATATGGTGCTAAACCATATAGTTTAAATAAACAAATAAATAATAATTATTATGGAAAAGAAAGAAATTATCGCCGAATTGCTGAAGAATGGTGGTAAGTCTGTAAAAGACTTGAAGGTTAAAAATGTAACAGTTACTCGTTGTGAAAATTATGTTCGTCTTGGTATCACTCTTGATAAACCTGTAGCTGGTATGGTAACAAAAGATAACGGTGTTACTTATGAAAAAGGAGAAACTAATGTTATATTTGTTTCTTTGTATTCTATTACATCACTTTTGAAAGACGACGATGATGCTGCATTTGCTGCTAATCATCTTGTTGAACATCCTGATAGTATGAGTATTATACTTTCTCGTGCTACCCTTAATATTATTCAGGAAACTGTAGAAGCAGGTACTGAGTATAAAAATCCTTGGTCTAATAATGCAGAAGCTACTGTATTTGACCATGAGACTATTATTACTCATGTTACTGATGTAACACTTAGTGATTTTGCTATTCGTAAGCTTGATAAACTTGCAGATAGTCTACTTGGTATTTAATGTATAACTTTGCACTACTATGAGTAGAAATACTTATAGTAGTGCTTTAACACCTACAAACATTATGCATTTTTATTTCTTTAAATCTACTTGTGATAAAGATTCTGTTAATAACTTAAGTGTATTTACTAGTAATCCTTTTAAAGCTTTTGTTATTGCACGTCGTTATTTTATTAAACATAATTGTAAGGGAGTACCTGCATTATTAATAATTTAAATGATAATCTTAATAGTGAAATATATAAGTGTTAAAAAGTATTTAATATGATAATATTTCACTATTTATTTCTATATTTGTAACAATTAAATAATATAAATATGGAAGATAATTTTGATGAATTTAGTGTTCTTATTGAATCTGATGTTTTATTTCAAGATTTCGATGATGTCGATTTATATGGTGATAAAATAGAAGAAGAGAGCACTGATGGATATGGTGATAATATCCAATTTGAATAACTTATTAAATATTTTAATTATGGATACAAAAAGTAAAACTGAGAACAAGCCTATGCCTGCTCTTATGCGTAAAACTAAAACGCAACTTATAGATATTATCTTAAGGAAAGATAGTATTGAATGTAATCTTCGTAATGATATTAAGACTATGGAAAATAAACTTAATGATTATGAAGAAAAAGTTAATAATTATAAAGAAAAACTTTCTAAATTTAATACTCTTTTAATTTCTAAAGATCATGATTATAATGTTCTTAATGATGATTTTAAGAGTAGTTGTGATGAAAATGCTTCTACAATATGTGACTTAAAAGAAACTATAGAGCACAATAAGTCTACTATTTTTAAACTTTATATTAGTCTTGTTGTTTCTTTTCTTATCATACTCTGCCTTTGCTGCTTATAAAGGCTTTGTGGTTTGCCTGTATTTAAATCCCAGACTGATATTGCTTGTGAAAGTAGTATCAGTCTTTTTGCTAATAATATTGTTAATTTAATATTTGAAAATTGAAAAATATGTGGATAACAATATATAATAATATGTCATATTTGCCACCAATTTTCGCTTGTGTTGGACTTTATATAAGGCAATGATAGTTTATAAGCACCCCCGTAGAAGCGTGTCTTAAATAGTTTAAAAATAAATACAATATTTCGTAGTTATATAAATAATAATACAATTATGAATGCAAAAGAAGAATTATTACATATAATAACTGCTAGAAATCTTACTATTCTTAAAATAGATATAGTATATGAACCTATGGATTATGATACCTCTTGTGGTGAATATAAGACATATACTAAAGGTATAACATCTTTTAATGATCTTGATTTTTGTTATGATAATGGCTATGGTACTCAAGAATTATTTGGTGTTGTATATTGTAAAGATTCTAACAATAAACCTGTTTGGCTTACAAGAGAAGAATATGATGGTAGTGAATGGTGGAATATAAATACTATTCCAAAATTTTATGATACTATTAAATAAAATAATAAAGAAAACTTAAAAATAACTTTCCAAGTTGTTGAGGACAGCTATGGTTATCCTTGTATTCTTTATAAATATAAGGTTTTAGCTGTAAAACACATAATTTTTAGTGTTTAATTTAATTTTATTATTAACTTTTAAATTTGTTGTAAAATGAGTAAAAATCATGATGAAAGCAAAGACATTCGTCTTATTAGTAGAATTGCTAAAATGGATTATTCTAATAAGACTATTCAAGTACCTAAAACTTCTATTATTGGTAATAGAACTTGGGGTCGTATTGATTTTCTTACACATTATCGTGGATGGACCTTTGTTTGGAATAATTCTGTTCATATAGCTGAAAAACTTTCTACAAGTGACGATATTGTTAAACATAAACGTGATATAAAGAAAGTTGCTAAAGAAAAAACATTAACTGATAAAAGAAAGAAGAAATAATGGTAAAGATGTCCACTCCTACATTTACTATTAAACTTGTTTCTAAATCAAAAATTAAGAATAATATTGATAAATCATTTTATAAATGTTCTCGTAAATGTTATGCAGTTGTTGTTAAAATAAATAACGAATTTAAGGCTGTTGTTAATATAAACGGAAAATATGATTCTGTAATTGAAATAGATCAACTTGATGATTCTAGATTGATTTTTCCTTTTACTGAAGCAAGTTTAAATTTAAAAGATAGAACTCATGTTTTTCTTAAAGATGTAGATGAATCAGGAAAACATACTATTATTATAAGAACAAAAGAACAATGTCATTGTTATCCTGGATTACCTACTCAATATGATGCAGTTAAAGAAAATCTTTTAATTGCAGGTCATATTATTAGTAAAAATGGTAAAATGTATTTTGATTATGAAGATTTAGTTAAATATAATTATTTATCTGAATTTAAAATTTGTGATATTAAAATAGATAACAATAAACCTCTTTTTAGTAAATGAATATAATTTCTATAAGTCAAGCAAATGGTAAAGATGCAGTTAATATTGCAGGATTTACAAATGACCAAATGAAAGCATATCATGCTCTTATAGAATTTATTAACAATCCTTATAATGTTAATGATTATAAAAGAGCATTAATTGGTGCTGCTGGTACAGGTAAGACTTATTTAGTTAAAGCACTTATTAAAAATTGTGGTTTAAGTTATTCTACTATAGGTCTTGCCGCTCCTACACATAAAGCGTGTAGAGTATTAAATGAATCTATTCAAATTCCGAATGTTAAAGTAAATACTCTTCAATCTGATTTAGGATTAAGACTTAACTTTGATGTTGAAAAATTTGATATAGATAATCCTCCTTTTGATCCTAAAGGTAGAATTAAAATTGGAAATTATCAACTTTATATAGTTGATGAATCTTCTATGATAAATCGTGGTCTTCTTATGTTTCTTGAAAAAACATGTAAAAGTAACAAATGTAAGATTATTTATATAGGAGATGCTAGTCAACTTGCTCCTGTTGGTGAAAAATATAGTTCTGCTTTTAAAGGTATTAAAACTAGTAATTTAACTCAAATTGTAAGACAAGGAGAAGATAATCCTATTAGTTATCTTTTAGATTTACTTCGATATGATGTAGAACATAAAACTTTTACATTTCTTGAATATATAACAAAAAATCGTTGTAAATTTAATGATGATAATACTAAAGGTTATCAAGTTTGTAATCCTAAAGAATTTGAATATTTAGTTCGAATTAACTTTAGTGATGAAGAACTTACAAGAAATATAGATTATGTAAAAGTAATTGCATATACTAATAATACTGTTTCTGCTTGGAATAAATTTATTAGAAATACTATAATTAGTGATTCTGAAAAATCTGTTATTACAAAGAATGATTTAATTATTAGTTATGTAACTTTAGTAAATCAGTTTAATGATTGTATTATTAAAAATTCTGAAGAATATGTATTAAAAGATGTTGTAAATTATACACATCCTAAATATAATCTTAAAGGATTTATGGTTAGATTTATAGCAATTCATGGTGGTACTGTTACCTCTCCTATATTTGTTATTGATCATAAAGATAGTTTTACTATTCAAATGTATGTAAAATTATCTCGTGAATTGATACAAGCTGCTAAAACTGCATCTATTAGAGTTCGTGCTCAACGGTGGAAAGATTATTTTAGTTTTAAAGAAAGTTGTTTACTTCTTACTAATATAATTAATCCTAATACTAGAAAAATTGAGTTTAGAAGAGATTTAGATTATGGATTTAGTCTAACTGCTCATAAATCTCAAGGTTCTACATTTAATACTTCTTTTGTTGATGTAAATGATATTGTGTTTGATAAATATGGTAATCCTTATACAGATGCAGAAGAAATAAATAGGCGACTTTATGTTGCCGCATCACGTTGTAAAAATAAATTATATTTAAAATATGGACAATAATAATATTGGAGATAAACCTCTTGCCACAGTAGTTACTACTCCAAATAAAAAAAAAATGTAAATGTTGTGGTAAAGAACTTCCTATAAGTTATTTTAAGAAAAAAGGAACAGGTTATTGTAATACTTGTATGACTTGTCAACGTAAAGAAAATGGTATTAGTGAAAAATTTAAAAATTTCACTTCTCGTGAACTTATAGAAGAACTTATAAGTAGAGGTTATAAAGGTGAACTTAAATATGTTAAAGTTGAAACATTTAAATTATAAGAAATATGAAAGCATCAAGAATTTATCTATATAATAAAACAAAAGGAGAACTTCGTCATGAACATGAGGTTGTTAATGCTAAACGATTAGGAAGTAAACATCCTGGTAGTAAAACAGCTAAAACACTTCATATATTGTTTGAAAATAATCCATATAAAGACATAAAATAGGTTATCAAAAATATATTCAATTTATGAGTATATGTAATGATTGTCCTATACGTCTTTTTAATAATAAGCATTATAATCTACAAGGAATTGGCAATCCTTATTTTGGTAATTGTATTGTAGTTCCTAATGTAGATTATAATGCTTATAAAAAAGGTAGTATGGGATTTAGTAATCAAGTAGAGATAATTAAAGAAACTCTACACCTTTCTACGGGGGGTGTCGATGAACTAGATGGTTTTTATATAGTTCCTCTAATTCGTTGTAATGAAAGTATTTCTTGTGAATTAGATAATAATTCTTATAATAGATGTTTACAACATTTTGCTAATGATATTTGTAAATATAATTTTAAGAATATTCTACTTCTTGGAGATGCTGGAAGAAGATTTCTTAATTGTGATATATCTGATAATTTAAATAATCTCATAATATCATCTAATAATAGGTTTTATAATATAAATTATTCTCCTCTTATAAAATATGTAAATGAAGAGAAATTTGCTATATTTGAAACTTATTTAAGAAAATGGTATTCTTGTTGTATTGCTCGAAATTTTAATACTTATAATATAATAAAAGTATGAATGTTTATATAAATAGAAGTTTTCAAAATCATAATCTTCTTATTTTAGTTGCTGCTAATTCTAAGGAAGAAGCATGGGAATATATAACACAAAGAGAAGGAGGAGATTATTATTTTGAATTATATGAATGTAATGATTTTAATCTAATAGAAAATGTTAGTACTAATACTGATGTTCCTAAGATTGTATATGAAATAACTTTAACAAATAATAATTTTATTTTTTAAAATGAATATATTTTTAAATTATGATTATTTCTAAAGGTGTAGATACAGAAATTTTTCCAAATTTATTTAGTGTTACTTTTGTAGATTTGAAAGATTATCTTAATACTTTTAGAGATTGTGTTGATGAAAAAGGTAAGCCTAAAGCATTAACTGAATGTTTAAGTGTTGCTGAAATTAAAACAAGACTTGATAAAGTTAGTTCTGATATATTTTATATTTCAGATACTAATGATAGTCAATTAATTGAACTTGTAGGGTATATAAATGCTATGCAATCACATTATGAGACTATAACAACAGCAGATGGAAATGTAACTCAAATTCCTGTAAGAACTGATTTATATGGCTTTAATAATCAAGGATATGATGATTTGATGATTAAAGCATTCCTTATGTATTTTAATAGATTTGATAGTACAAAATATCTTATTGATTTTCTTTATAATATAAGTCAAAAGATAATTAAACTTCAATCTGATAAAGATGCTTTTTGGAATGATAAAGAGTTAGAACTTATTAGAAATTATAGACTTCCTTATGGTACTGTTGATTTACAACAAGTTTACGGTCTTCATGCAGCAACAGTTATAACAGATAAAGATACTGGAGAAAGAAATAAATTTGGTAAATCTCTTAAACAAACTTCGATAAATCTTAAATGGCATGAACTTCTTGATTTTACATTACCACCTATAGATGAAGAAGAATATAATTTATATTGGAGTAAACAAGATAATTATAGAGGTTTAACTCTTGATGAACTTAACAAACTTATTACAAATGATTTTAATAGATATGTTCTTCCTAAATATGTAGAGCCTATGCTTTATTATAATAAGAATGATGTATTTATTTGTAATGAGATGGTTCGTCAAAAGCCAGATGAAGTAAAACTCAGATATAGTATTTCTCATGCTTTTGGAGTAAATGTGCTTTGTAGTGCTAGAGCAAATATTGCAGATAAACTTACTGTAAAGTTTTATTCTGATATGAGTGGTTTAAGTCCTAAACAGTTTATAAAAGGTAGAACTGAAAGGACTAAACTTAGTTTTAAAAAAATTATATTTCCTCATATTCAATTTAAGACTCCAGAGTTACAACAAATGCTTGCTGAAATGATGCAAGTTAGTATTACAAGAACTAATAAAGATGCTTTCTCTAAAGAAATAACTTTTTATGGTACTACTTATACGTTAGCTACTGGTGGAATACATAGTCAAGATCCACCTCGTATATGTCGTTCTGATGATAAATTTGTTTATCTTCATCATGATTATACCAGCTACTATCCTAGTATTATGATTAGTTATAACATTGCACCAAAACATCTTGATAAAACTACTTTTGTTCGTATGGTATCTTATCTAAAAGAAACGCGAGTAAAATGTAAACATACAAAAGATGAAGATGGTCATGTTATGGAAGGAGTACCTAATAAAATAGGTGCTGAAGCTCTTAAGATTGTAATTAACTCTATATATGGTAAACTGGGTAAATTAGTTCATTGCTCAGTATAAACGCTTCTAATTGCTGGAAACTCGTGAAGATAATAGTGCTACAACATAAGATGAAAATCTAAGTGTGAATGCTTGAAAAACTGTTATTATATGACAATCAGCAGCTAAGACTCTAAAATGTTATTTTTAATAGTATTATGAGTAAAGTTCATCGACTAGTTTTTGACGTACTTTAGCATTAAAAATGTTATGGGAAACGGAGCGGATTGAATTATTTTTAGTAAATTTGTGGTGTTATAACTTTAAATATTATGATTATGTTAAACCTTAAAATTGAAAAAGTTTATACTTCTGATAAGTACAAGTGTAAACATAAAGTAAAACGTAATGGTGATAGTCAAAAAAGATTTGGACATCGCAAAGTTACCACGTCTTCTAATAAATTTAAAGATACACCTATAAAATACGGGTATCATTTAGAAGATTATAATCGTCATGTTGTTTATGAACATTATTATGATGATGAACTTCTTCCATTTTATGTAGGAGAAGGCACTTTACAACGTGCTTTTGTTCTTAAAGGAAATAGGAGAACTAAATATTATAATGGTAAAGCTAAAGATGTTAATCTTATTCATGTTAAGATTGTTGCTATTGATGTTTCTGTTGAAGAAGCTTTAAAATTAGAAACAAAATTAATAGATAAGTATAAAAGAATGTCTGATGGTGGTTCTTTAATAAACAAAGATTATAAACGTGGTGGTGGTTTAAGAACTTGTCTTGAAAAACCTGTATATCAATTTACAATATGGGGAGAATTTATAGCAGAATATTGTTCTGCTGCTGAAGCTTCTCGTGTATTAGGTATTAATATGGCTAATATTTGTAGTTGTTGTAAAGGTACTAAAGGACATAATACTTGTGGTGGTTATAAATTTAGATATTGTCGTGAATTTGAATCTATAATCACACCACCTACTCTTAAAATTTAATCAAGATATAGTCAGGCTAATATTGAAAGATATTAGATTAAGAGTGAATTATTTTTTCTTTATGATAGATTTGCTCAAATGCAAGTTACTATAAATGGTCAGTTAATGACAATGACTCTAATAGAAGAACTTGAACTTAATGGTATTCATGTTATAAGTGCAAATACTGATGGTATAGTAATAAAACTTCCACGTGATAAATTTAGCGTATATAAAGATATTACTGATCGTTGGAATAGTACTAATAGAATGGGTGCTGATTATGAAGAATATAAAATGATTGCTAGTAGAGATATTAATAATTACGTAGATATTCAAGTAGATGGTAAAGTAGAATATAAAGGAGCTTTAGATCCTAAACAATATCTTAAAGAATTGAAAAAAGGATATGATGCTCCTGTTGTAGCTATTGCTGTTTTTGAATATCTTGTAAATAATGTTCCTGTAATGACTACTCTTAGAAATCATAAAGACATTCTTGATTTTTGTAAAACACAAAATGTAGGTAGACAATTTGAAGTTGTATATGATATTTGTGAAAAAGGTAAAATAATTCATATTCATAGTCAACGTCATGTACGATTTTATGTATCTACAAAAGGTGTTATTATACAAAAAGAAAATAAAGTTAGTGGTGCTAAAAGTAAATTAGCTGGTGGAAATTCAGTTTGTATTCTTAATTCTCTTGATGATTTGCCAATAGAAGAACGTAACATAAATTATAGTTATTATTATAATGAATGTTATAAAATTATTGACCCTATTATGTTAGGAATTTCTCCTACACGAAAAGGTGATAGACATAATGGTATTCTAAGTGGCAAAGCTGCTATTAAAAAATTTACTCATCAATATAATTCTTTATTTGATGATGATAACTTTGAATAAAATGATAATTAAAAATAAATGACAAATCCTGGTGAAATATTTGAAAATGCTATCAATCATTGGAGAGATGAAAAAGGTATTGGCACTGCTATTATACCTTCTCCTCTTAATGATAAATTGATGGTACTAGGAGTTCTTCAGCGTATATATGCTCGTTCTCCTACTGTAAATTCTGTTATAATTACTAATTCTTTTAGTGAAAGACAAAGTATTACAGAGTTTTTAACTCAACAAGAAGATGTAGAAGAAAATAATGAAGAATTTAAGAATCTTATAACTTCTGGTAAAATTAAAGTTTTTACTGATAAATTTATTAAAAGTTGTAAAGTTCAAACTTATCCTTTTTTATGTATTTGGTACAGACCTGATGGTGCTTGTGAAGAAATATTAGATTATGTTAGTAAATGCAAGTTTAAACTTGTTGTTTTAAATAAGTTTTTATCTAACTATGATGATGTTCTCAAATTATATCAAGTAGCTCCTCTTCTCAAAGATTTCCAACAAGCAGAAATAGAAGCTATTCGATTGAGCACCCCCGTAGAAGAAATACAAATAGGTGTAGATATTCCTACTGATAGTAACGTATATGAACTTTTAAAATATTATGATGAGTATATTGCTACAAGTCTAAATATATTTGGAAGTTTTGATATTATGCAACAAGCTAATGTAGGAAATCAACAATTAAATATATCTTCTACTCAAATATGTTATCAAATAGCACAAGAAAATGGTTGGAACGAACATCTTGATATGAATATTGAGTTTAATCTTGAAATTGATAGACTTTACAATCCTAATAATCTTAAAGAACGAGTATCAAAAACTTATGAGATAATTAGAGAACGTAGTAAACTTCTATCTGATTTTGAAGGAAAACTTGATATTATTCTCAATATAGTTCGTGAAAACAAAGATAAGAAAATTCTTATTATCAATAAACGTGGTGATTTTGCAAGTAAAGTTACAGATTTTCTTAATGATTTATCTGATACTATTATTTGTGGAAATTATCATGATAAAGTTGATAATATTCCTGCTGTTACTTTTACAGGACAACCTGTATATTATAAAAGTGGAGCAAGAAAAGGTGAGCGTAAAATGATGGGTGTTAAAGCACAAAAAACACTTAATGTAGAAAGATTTAATAATGATTTTATTCATGTTCTTTCTACTAATAACTCACCAGATAAAGATTTGGCTATAGATGTTGATGTTGTGATTATAACGTCTCCAATGTGTGAAGATATTAAAGCTTATATGTATAGACTATCTAAAATATATTTTAGGTCTAAACTTATAAAATTATACTCTTTATATTGTCTGAATACAAGCGAACAAAAGATGATAGAGAAAAAAGCACTATCCGATAACCATAATGTTAAAAATTCTATTGCTGATGAAAATTATTCTGCTTTTATTGTTGATGATTAAAAATAATTTTGTATATTTGTATCGTTAAACAAAAAGAGTCCTTTGACATAATGAATAAGCAAGAAGAACCAAGTAATGGTGTTAGTAGTCGTGCATTGGCTACAAGACATAATGAACAAGGTACTGGACTTACTGTTATAAATCTTCTTGATGAAAAGCAACTTGCTTCTGCTGAGTTGTTTTTAAAGAAGTTTATGAGTAGTGAGAAAGGAGGTATTAAGAGTATTGCTGATGGACTTTCTATTCTAGCTCGTGCTCAAGATTTGCAACTTCCTTTTACAACGTGTATTGAACATATTCACGTTATCAACGGTAAAACAGGTATTGATGTTCATATCATTAAGTCGTTATTATCGAGGGCAGGAATAGTTTGGAAATGCACTAAAGATTATGTTCCTCAGTATCAATATACTGACGGTAATACGATTTATCTTGAAACACAACTTCCTCAATATTGTGTTAAATGTCGTACACCAAAAGAAGCTATTGAGGTTACAAAAGATGAAATAGTAGGTGTTTATCCTGTGCATTGGTACGCAGATTTAAAAGGAAATATATACAATGAATTTGAGGTTAGTGACAAATGTGTTAAAGCTGTTAATAGACAACACGCACTAAAGATTGCAAGTGAAGGTAAGTTTCCTATTCTTCGTATTCCAGCTCAACCTGTAGATTTTGTTACTGAATATGAGTTTACAAGAAGATATATGATAAATGGTAAAGAAGTTGTTACAACTGCTACTAGTCATTTTTCTTTTAGTGAAGCTCAAACAGCAGACCTATTTAAAAAAGATACTTATATTAAATTCGCTCGTATAATGATTGGTCATAGAGCATTTGTTTTTGGTGCTCGTGATATAGCAAATGATATACTTATGGGATGTATGGAAACTACAGAACTTAAGCTTATAGCAGATGCTCCAATCGAAGATACTGAATTTATAGAAATATCTGATTAAACTCTAATTCTTAAAAGAGAAGTAATTCAACTCTTTTATAGTACTAAATTTAGAATTAAAACAAAGAATAAAAGTAGTTACACTACCTATATTAAATAAACATTTTTATAAACAATTAAAATTAAAAGTAAAATGAAAACATTTGGTAAATTCAATTTTGGTGTTCAAGCAGTTCAGGCAGGTCAGAAGTCTTCAACAGTTAATGCAGAGCCTATTCTTATTGCTAATTCTACTCCTGGTAAGTTTATTATTACTGCTCCTGTAAGTAAAGCTCTTAATATTGCTGTTGGTGAGAATATAATGTTCCTTAACAATATTGCTGGTGTTGAGGCTGCTGTACAATCTCGTAATGAAGATGTTGTAGCATTTGCTGCTGAACAGGGTATTGATATTAACACTCGTGATGGCGAGGATGCTCTTATTGCTGCTCTTACTCAGTGGTTTATTGCTAAAGGTGTTCTTCAGTATGATAGCAAGGGTAATCCTGTAATGGCTACTGAGCGTTATACTAAGGATGATAAAGCTAAGTATCTTGCTGAACATAAGATGGAGCTTGTTGATGCTAATCGTGAAGCTCTTGTTGCTCAGTATGGAGAAATGTCTGATGAGGAACTTGCTGATAAGCTTACTGTTGATATGATTGAGTCTCCTAAGTTCCACGCTGCAAGTGGTTCTAAGACTGCTACTACTGCTTCTGCTACAGGTGTAGGATGTCAGCTTATCTTTACTGATAGTTCAATTTGGACTACTCTTAAGAGTGATCTTGGAGATGATGCTTCTAAGAAGAATCGTGTTTACAATGTAGTTCTTGATGAAGCTCAGACTACTCAGTTTAACAATGGTAAGGAGAATGTTGATATTACTATTCTTCCTATTGTTTTCAAGGAAGATGTTGATCCTATTGTTCGTAACAAGAAGGCAGAGTAATCCTTGCTTAGTCATCATGTAAAATAAAATGTTAAACATAGTGACGATGAATAATGTTAACTTATTACTCATCGTCACTTTATTTATATTATAAATCTTTTAAAATTTAATTAAATTATGTCAGCTGATAAAACAAATGTTGCAGCAGGAAGTGCACAGCCTACTGTAAAAAAAGCTCGTCGTGGTGTTAATAACGAAACTAAGGCTGTTGCTCAACTACGTTTTCATGAGAAAGATGCTTCTACTCAAAACGGTCTATTTATCGGACATCTTGAAAGTTGTTCTGTAGATTGGTCTATTAATGCAGAAGGTAAACAGTTTACAGGTGAAAAAGTTCCTCGTGTAACTCTTCATTTTGCTAGTAATCATACTAATACTTCTGAACAGCGTCATGTATATTATACTTTGAATTGCATTGAATCAAATGTTAATACAATTCCTGATGGAAGTGAAGATTGGAAAGTAAATAACATCTTTAATTGGATGAAACACATTCTTGATGTTTATTATCTTAAAGGTCGCGAAATGACTGCTGAAGAAGAAGATGCACTGTCTCTTCCTTTTGAAGATTATGATGATGAAGGTAATTATGTAGCTGTTGAAACTACTGATGTTATCAAAGGCTATGCTTTTATCTTTAATAATTTTGTTGCTATGATGAATGGAAGTTTTCGTCTTGCAGATGGAGAAACTCCTAAGCCTTGTTACAAGACTGCTGATGGTAAGTTTATTCCTGCTTGGCTTAAACTTCTTCGTCATAAGAAAATAAAGGGAGAATGGAAGAATGTTGCACAAAATGGTGAACTTGGTTTTGATAGCTTTATTGGTAACGGAGTAGTAGAACTTATTCGTAAAGATATGCCACCTGCTGTTCTTCGTCTTGATTTAGCTAAAGAATCAATTACTCCTAAAGAAACTAAAAAGACTCCTACTATCGGTGCTCCAAATAATGCTATGACCGGAATAGGAGGTGTAGTTCCTACAGCTCCTATGAATATGGGAAATGCAGATACTGGTGCTTACGCTGCTGCTGCTGGAGATATGCCTTTCTAAGTAGTAATTCTTTTGTTAATGGTTGAATAGTTATTAATCGAGGGAATAGCGTCAGAAATGAGGCTGTTCCCTTTTTTTTTTAACATAGGAGAATGATTCGTAATATAAATACTGCAAAACTTACTAAAACATATATTGAGGAAAAAATATCTCAAGAACTTATTGTTAGTAAATATCTTGATATTCCAATAGAAGTCGTTAAACATTGTATTGATAATAATACTTTGATAACTTCTGTGTTTAGAGATGATGATAACAATGGTAGTATGGGTATTCAATATAATGCTAAAGGCCGACTTAAAGTACGGGACTTTGGAGGTTTTGGCTTTTTCGGTGATGTTTATGATGTAGTTGGTTATGTATTATCTCTTATATGTAAAAGAAAAATCGAACCTAATAATAAACAAGATTTTTATTTTATATTGAAACATATAGCTAATACTTTTAGTAATATAATTGATGGAAAAGAAGTCGATGAAAATATTACTTATGAAATAAAAGATGCTATATCTGTAGGTAAGCAACGTAGACCTATAATAGAGATTGTTCCTCGTAGTTGGAATAAATCTGATAAAGACTATTGGGGGAAACTTGGAGTTTCTCTTAGTTATCTTAATACACATTTTGTAATTCCTGTAGATCAATATTATATTGATAGAGGTGTTAATACAGAACCAAAATATTATTATAAACAAAAAGATCCATGTTATGCTTATATGTTTGGTCAAAATAGACAAGGAATACATTTTATTAAACTGTATTTTCCTAATCGTAATAGAGCTACTGAATTAAAATTTATAACTAATTGTAATGTTCTTGAAGGTTTACTTAATCTTGAACTTAATAATTATGATTTTATTCTTATTACAAAAAGTAGCAAAGACAGACTTAGTATAGGTGGACATTTAGATACGATACCTTTCTACGGGGGAGCTAATGCTAAACTAAATATTGGTATTATAAATCTTCCTAGTGAAAATTATCATCTTACTGAAAAAGAATATTCTTGGCTTACAAATAAACTTGCACCAAATGGTAAAATTATAAGTCTATTAGATTTTGATTATACTGGTAGATGTGGTGCTAATTATTTGTATGAAACTTATAACATACCATATATGTTTATAACTCGTGGTGAATTTGGTCTTCCTAATTATCATTGTAAAGATTTTACAGATTTGCATGATATATATACAATTAAAGAAATAAATCAATTTATTAACGAAACTATAAAATATGTCACACTCAGATTTAAATGTGGTTATGAAACCACTTCCGACTTGTCAGAATTACCGTATTTTATGTAGTAACATAACTTGTGGTATTGTCAGAAGAACAGTTATGATTCCTATTAGTGAACAAGAAGAAAAAACTATAGATAATATAGGAGATTCTATTCTTAAATTTCAACGTGGTAATAAATCTTTTTCTATAAAAATGAAAGATATTTATTGTTATGGAGAAGTTGATTTTACTAATGAAGAAGATCTTGATCAAATTGATTCTTTTAATTTCCTTGATTATCTTGGTGGTATTGGTATTCATATTTGGTCTCATTATGATTATAAAACTCATAGTTGTAAAACTTTTAATAAACAAATTTTATGGACTGAAACTTGGAGTCCAGCTATAGTTGCACAAATAGCTCATGGATGCCTTGGAAAGCCTCAACGTATATTACTTTTTAACGAATATATAAGAAAATGAAAACATTATATAAAAGAAATGCTCAAGGTAAACCTCTATTTTGGAGTATTTGGGTTGATGATACTTCTATTAACTCTAAAATTATTAATGTCAAATATGGTCTTGTTGGTAAAGATGGTAGATTTGAACAAATTACAACTACTAGAAAAGTACAAGATGAAATTGAATCTTTAATAAAAGCTAAACGTAAAGAAGGATATAAAGAGTTAGTAGATTTATACGATAATGCTCATATAGCAGAACAAGATGTTTCTAAAATAGATTTAGTTTATTATCTTAATACATATCTTCCTAAGTTTAACACACATGATAATGGTGCTTTTATACCAATGTTATGTAAAACACTCGAAGATAATAGACCTTTTGAAAGAGGTAATTATTTTGGACAATGGAAGATTAACGGTGAAAGATGTATTATTACTGCTGGTAAAACTACTGGTTTATTTGAAGAAATAAAACTTCATTATCGTAGTAGAGAAGGAATTGATTGGACAAATAAACTTAGTTATTTAGACGATTTTCTTCTTCCTTGTATTCCTGAAGAAATTATAGATATGATGCTTGAAGAAGGAGTAGGACTTGATGGAGAATTATATCTTCCAGGTTATGGAATTAATGAAATTAATTCTTTTATTAAAAATACTGAACTTCCTCAACATTATAAACTACAATTTTGGATGTATGATTTATGTATAGAAAATATGTCTGCTTATAATAGACAAATAATTCTTACTGAAAATTTTAAAAAATATATTCCATTAAATCTTAAAACAAAAGAAGATCATTTAAATAATAGAAATAATTTAATTCTTCTCCCAAATGAAGATACAATTGATATTTCTAATGCTATAAAACAAAGAGATTATTATATTTCTCTTGGATTTGAAGGTTTAGTTATTCGTGAAAAATCTGCTGAATATCAATTTGGTGGTAGACGTAATAATAGTATGCTTAAATTTAAAAAGAAAGAAGATGGATTGTTTGAAATTATAGATATTATTCCAGAAGGACATAAACGTACTAATCTTGGAAAATTTGTTCTAAAGAATGATATTAACGATGAATTGTTTGAATGTAGTTATAACGCAACTCATGAAAAACAAGAAGAAATTCTTGTTAATAAAAACAATTATATAGGTAAAAATGCGTTAGTTGAATATCGAGAAAGAAGTGGTATTAAACAATGTCCTTTTCATGCTCGTGTAATTAGTATTAAATAAAATGCTAAACATAAATTTAAATTTTTCTTTAAAAAATTATAAAACTGATGAATCTTAATGCTTATGATAGTATAATAGAAAAACTTGATAAAAACAAGACTTGGATTGATATTCGTAAAAAAACTATTCTAAGTAGAGAAATGAAGTATAGAAAATATACTTGTATTCTTAAACGTTATGACTCTAAAACTAATCTTAATTCACATTTTATTGCATTACTTGATAATCCTCCTGAAAATAGATTATATAAATCTACTGTACAAGATGATTATGGTAGAATTAAAATAAATATTTCTAGTATATGGAATGAAACATATTTGTTTAATCTTAAAAGTGATTGTAATATTTTGTGTACTTTGATAGAAAGTGGAGATGACGGTGATATTTATTCTATTGATGTTTAACATGTGATAGTTCTTAGTAGTCTTATTGACTCTAAGAACTATTTTTATTAGCTCCCCCGTAGAATGGTACGTAAAAGAGAACCTATTAGTGAAGAAAGACAAAAAGAAGTTAGAGAATTAGAAGAACTTACTGATGCTTTTCTTTGTATAGCTGTTATTTCTAAAGATTTAGTAGATGAACTACTTGAACGACATAAAGAAAAAGAAGTTCGTATTGAACCTATGGAAAAATTAGCTTGGAAGAAAATAAGAGATGGTGCTTCTACTCTTAACGTTATCGCTCGTAGTAGTGGAAAAGAAAATTATAGTAAGTTTAGAAATATGGTTACTATAGTTAAATTTCTAATGTTAGAACTTATCGCTCATTGTAGTGATGATAATATTAAACTTTGGCAATTTCATAATCTTCTTAAAAGTTATAAAGTTGTTTATCCATCTCTTGTTCAAACTATTGATAAAGAGATGGAAGCGTTTGCGAGTATTTTCAGACAGACAAACGATGAGCCATAAAGCTCAGAATGCCGCCAATTTTGGCTTCTGTTGGCTTTATATGCCTTAGCTGGTGACTTGATAAGGCAAGAAAATATCCTCTCTTAAATGGCCAAAAAATAAATATAATAAAATTTGGTGTTATTGAAAATAATTAGTAATTTTATAAACAAATTAAACAAAATGTTATTATGGTAGATGCTGAATCTAAAATTAAAACAAATGTTAAATCTAAACGTATAAGACACGCTTATCCACGAAGAGAATTATATCATCGTTGGATACATAGTCCAGAATATGTTTATGTTAATAATAGTCGTCAAATATCAGGTAAAGGAAATTATCTTCGTATTGGTGATATAGGAAAAGATAAATCTACACTTTGTATAGAAAGAGATGTTGATGTAAATTATAGTACTTTTGCTGTTATTGATAGAACTACTAGTCGTATTCTTATATCAGATAAATATCTAATTTTTGCTTTAGAACTGTTACGTGCTCTTCCTAATGAATATGAAGTATTCAGATGTCACGGTGCTATTCCTTGTCATGATATTTTATCTGAAAAGCATACTGAACTTCTTTGTAAAATTCATCTTGAATATCTTATAAAAAAGATTTCTGGTTATTTATATCCTTATTATGCTGCTCTTAAAGGTAGAAACGTACTTCATTGCGATATAGATACAGAGATGGATAAAAATAAAGAAACTCTAAAATTATGTAATCTTATTTATAGGACTGATAATATTCTAGCTTTTGTTAAAAAATATAAAATTAAACAATATGATTGGTATAATAAAACATTAGATCCTAATTATGAACTTAATAGTTATTATTCAAACCCTCGTTATATTGTTAGAATTAAGCTTCCTACAGTTAAACAAATTGTTACTGGTACTATATTTAATAAAAGTCAAATAGAATTATTTAAGAAAAAACGTTTTTATACTAAATACTGTTATGGTAGAGGTATTAGTTTTAAAAATGTTAATAAATATTGGAATAAAACCGTAGCTCCTTTAAATACAAATTCTACAAATGATAATAGCTCTTATGATTTAACTTATAATCAAGTTAAGCAGTTTTTTCAAGTTAATAAAGTTTATTGGAATGATGATTTCTATAATAATAATTTAATTACTTGGAATAATTATATTATTCTTGCTAATCAAAAAGAAAATGAGAAAAATAATGAATATATTAAAGAAAATATAGAAAAGTCTAAACAAAACGAACTTAAAGCTCGTGAAGAATTAAAGAAATATATAGGTACTGATTATCTTAAACATTGGAGAGATAATAAAGGTCTTAATGTACATAAATATGTTGAATATGAAAAATTTATAAAATCTAAGTATAAAAGTGGTCGTGGTTCTTGGAATACAGTAAAACTTTATTTAAACTATCGCAATGCGTTTGCTAATATTCAACTTAAACTTCATAATGACACTATTATAACATCAAATGATGCTAGTGTTCCTATAAATGAAGCTGTAAGATGTTATAAAATACTTCAAGTTTGTAAAGAAAAATACAATAAAGAAGGTAAAAAGACATTTTCATTTGTTGAACAAAATATACATATTGGTATATATAAACTTATAGAAATATCTTATACACGTAAATATGATGATAACTGTTGTATTTTACCTATTACAACTTGGCTTATAAGAATAGGTTGTCATAGAATCTGGCTTGATGATTTTGAAAACTTTGTTCATTATTATAATCTTGAAGATACATTTGGTATTAAACAAGATATTGAAAATAACCGATTAAATTAAAAATCAAATGAAAGAAATTAAAGATGAATTGTATGCTGAGTTAAAACAACTTGGCATTATTAACGAAGGAACTGATGTTCGTAGTTATAATGTAGGAATATCAGATTACAGTAAACATACTATTCAACCTTGGAGTATTTGGATTGATTATAATCTTAATCCTTTTGATGCTGATATTGTTAAACGAGTACTCAGAAAAAAAGAAAATACTCCTCGTAAAGAAGATTATGAAAAGATTATTCATATTTGTAGAGAATGTATTCGTCAAATTGAAAATCGTAATCTTAGTATAACTAATAATATTAATTTTGAAGACGAAAAATAATTATGCAAATTGTAGAATCTAAAGTTACACCTTGGTTACAGACTAATTCTGTAAATCATATTGCTCGTTGTGCTAGAGTGTGTTATGCTTCTAATAAAACAACTAACGATCAAGCAATGTGTGATGCTCTTTGGAAAAATAAACATCGTAGTATGTTTCGTCATGCTGGAGTTTATTATATAATTCCTGAGAAAATACAAATTTCTGAAAAAGCTTATATTGGCACAGTTGTTCGTCTTGTATTTAGTGATTGTTATGTTTCTACTAATGAACAATGTGCTAAAGAATATTGGGATGAAAGATATAGTAAATATCGTATTAATACATCTGAAGCTTTTAAAGATCTTGTATTTTTATCTAATGGTATGCTTCGTATTACCTTATGTATAGAAACAGGCATTGATATAACTCGTGAATATAATCGTAAGTCACCTAATAACATTGCTGAACAAAGTACTCGTTATGTTGATTTCAACAAAAAAGTAGGTATTCGTTTTAAGAAATGTCATTGGATGGAAGGTATTAATCTTTATAAAAAATGTCTTACTAAAATTATGTGTAAAACTGCGGAATGGTTTTATAAACTTTCTCGTAGTAAATATGGACTTAATCTTCCACCTCAAGATGCAAGATGGATTCTACCATTAGACACAATGAGTAAAGTTGTATATACTTATACTATTAAAGAATGGGAAGAAATTCTTAATATGCGTGAATTTGATTATACAGGTAAAGCACATCCTGATGCTAAAGCTGTAGCTTGTCAAATTCATAAACAACTTGATAAACTTGGATATATTATACATAATTATAATTATGTAGTACATAAAACATGTAGTAAAAATACTATTTATCCAGACGTTAAATGTGAATATAGAAGTAATTTTGTTTAAAGATTCTGATTGTGGTAATTGTAAATTAGTACAAGATGAATTTTTTTAATAATCCACCTGTGTGTGATATTAAAATTTGTCATGTTAAACATGAAAATAGTGTTAAAATAAGTAAACAGTATAACATAAATAGTTTTCCTACTGTTATTCTTATAGATTTAGATACTAATAAAGAAGTATGTAGATTTATCGGATTTATAGATAGTAAAACTATTGATAATAAAATTAAAGAATATGAAGCAAAATCTTTGGTGTAAATTTTTCAAATTACACAAGTATGAAATAATTAAAGAAGAAAATAAACTTGACCCAAAAGGTAATATTATTGGAAAAATATTTATATCTCGTTGTACTAATTGTGGTAAAATAAATCATAAAACAATTTATACAGAACAATTATATGGAAGCTATGAATGAATATTGTTATGTAATGGATTATTCTGATGGTACTATTTGTGAAATTAAAATAGTACCTGAAGATAATGATGAGAATGGTGAAATAGATGTAGACAACCTATTTGCAAAATACGGTCTTAAAACTAGTAATTGTAGTTGGATGCTTACTACATCTAAAATTGAAAATATAATTGAATTAAATTAAAAAAAAATATTATGATTATAACGCTTATTATTTGTATTACAATTATTATAATTGTTGCTACATTAGCTGTACTTTATTATCTCAATACTAAAACTACTAAAGAAATTGAGGAATTTAACAATGATATTTTTAATGCTTTAAACCATATATCTTTTTATTCTGACAATATTAAATCAGAAGATATATTTGGTGAAAATAAGATATATGTTGATGCTATTAAAGATATATGTAATATGTACGTTAATGATGCAGAAGAAGAAGAGTGAAGCACAAAAGAAAGCTAATGCTCGTAATCAACTTTTTCGTCAAATTCATGGTTATAGCTTAACTTCTTTTGTTAATAAGGCTAGAGAAGTTAATGCTATAACTTCTACAGAAGATGCTATTTTAATTGTTATAGAATATAATATCAAATATCTTAAAGAAAGACAATTTGATAATTCTAAAAAATTAAATATGAATCCTCGTCGTAGATGTTTTTGTAATGGAATTGCTAAATGGGCTTGTGTTGACAAAACAGGGAATAAACGTCTTCTATGTAATAAACATAAAAAACAATGGGAAGAAGATGAATCTCTTGTTAGTTTTAAACATATAAATCCGTATGTATAAATGAAACTTAAATTTCATTGTATGAATTGGTGGGGTAATGCTATTTATGAAACTAAAAGTGGTACTCCTATTGTTAAATTGGACGATGGTTACTATACTTTATCAGATTCTTCTGATATTGATAGTGACCCTTGTTCTAAAATTAAAAGTGATAAAATAATAATTGTAGAAAAATTTAGTTAAATAAATATTATGACTAGTATTAGAAATATAAGTAGATATAAATATAAAAAACATCTTATAAATAAGAAAGTTCTTAATCAGATAATTAAAAGTAGTTCTTTATGTAAACATGCTATAAAAGAACTAAAACTTGCTGGATATAAAAAGAATGAAAATAATCCTATTGGTTGGATGTATAATCAAGTTCTAGAATCTTTAGCTGTATTTAGTTCTCATGAAAATAGTGGTTCTAGTGTTCCTTTTGAAATAAATCTTGTTAAGAAACTATCAAGTTTTGATATTATATCTCCACTTAAATTTGATGATAACGAATGGAACTTATGTTATACTAATATTTATCAGAATATTCGTAAATCATCTATATTTAAAAAAGATGGCAAAATACATGATATTTATGCTTTTAGTAATAATGTTATAAGACGATATAGTTATAATACCAAAGAATGGAATGAAGTAAAACCTACAAAATGGAATGGTATTTTATATGAACATAAAAATGGTATTTTTACAGGAAGATGTTTTAGCACTTGTTATATTAAATACGATCCTTCTAAAGGATATATTCCTAAAAACACTATCAATATAACTTGTTCAGAAATAGAATTTGCTAAAGATGATTATATTATGGCAGTAGATGCTAGTAATATATCTTTAAAGATTCTTAATAATAAATATGACATAAAATGGGAAAAGGTACCTGCTATTAAAGGTGTTCGTCTTGAAGATTATACTTCTGATATTAACAAACTTGTAATTAAAGATTTAAATAAAAATAAATAAACTATTATGGCAAATATTTATAATATTCAGCAATATCTATTTTCTATATTTGATGAACTTGAAGAAAATGGAGGGGAACTTACTCCTGAACTTGAAGAACAACTAAATATTACTCAAGAACAATTTAAGGACAAAATTAAAGATTATTCTAACATTGTTAAAACATTAGAAAATGATATTACTGCTATAAAAGAAGAAAAAACTCGTCTTAGTGATCTTCAGAAGTCTAAAGAAAAGAACATAGAACGTCTGAAGAAAATTATGGTAGAAGCTATTGAAAATTTTGGTGATACTACTAAATCTGGTGGAAAATATGTAGATTATGGTACTGGTAAAGTGTCTGTAAGAAACAGTCAAGCCATTGAAGTTGAAGAAGATTCTGTTAATAGATTTGTCAATAGACTTATTACAAGTCTTAAATGGTATAATGAAAACAATCAACTTCATAATGGACTTGTAAATCCAAGTGACCTTATAGCTTTTGCTAATAGTAAAACTCAAGAAGAAGAAAATGACAATGTAGAAGTAGATGCATATGATGCTAAAGATACAGCAAATCTATCTATATCTGTTGATTTAGATATTAATATACCTACTTTAATAACAACAGAAAAAGGTATAAATCTTGCTAAAGCTCTTCTTGATTATAATGCGTTTAGCGTTAAAGCTAAAGCTGATAAAAGAGGTATTAAAGATGAAGCTAAATCTGAGCAACATTATATGCCTGTATTTGCTAAACTTGTTACAAATAAATCAATTTCTATAAAATAATAAACTTTATAATTTTATTTAATATGAGTAGATATACTGTTAACGGTGCTCCTTGGGCAATAGGAAAAAATGTTTCTGATTGCCATAGTTCTGCTGAAGTTATGCACAAAGCAGGTCTTGACTTTATTGTAGATAAATGTGAACTTATGGCTCGTATGCCATTTGGTATTAAACATAATAATATTGTAAATTCTCTTGCTGGAGAATTTGCTAAAGATGGAATGATTTATCGTGAATTATGTGGACATTATGCTACATATAGAGCTGATACTTCAGAACCATTAGGACTTGTAAAAGCTAAATATGAAGTTGTTCAAAATATCGATGCTTTTAATTTCTTTGATGATGCTATTGGAGAAGGTATGGCTCGTTGGGATAAAGCTGGTATTCTTGATAATGGTCGTAAAATTTATCTTAGTGCTAAACTTCCTGTAGAAACTCGTATTGGTGATGATCTGATTGATAATTATCTTGTATTTAGTAATAGTCATGACGGAACAAGTAGTGTAAATATAATGTTTACTCCACTTCGTGTAATTTGTACTAATATGCTAAATGCTGGACTTAAATCAGCTGATGCTTATATTCGTATTCGACATACAGAAGGTGCTAAACAAAAACTTCAACGTGGAGCTGAAATTCTTCGTATTGCTTGTAAACATGCTACAACAGTTCAAGAATATTATAATGCTCTTCTTACAGTTAAAATGACAGATAAACAAGTAATGGAATATCTTGCTAATCTTCAACTTACTGAAAAAGAAAGAGAATTGCTTCTTGATTATGATAAAGAAAATGGCTATAAAAAGTTACTTCTTAAAGATTATCGTACTATGGAAGTAACAGGAGTTAGTCAGCGTAAAGTAAATCAAATTGCAAGTATGTTTGAATATTATTGTGATGGAATTGGCCAAAAACATATTGCTGGTACTGCTTGGGGTGCTTATAATGCTGTTACAGGATTTTATTGTAACGTAGCTAACCTTGAAGGAGAGAAGCGTGTTGAATCTCTCCTTTACGGGGGAGCTAATAACAATATGATTAAAGCTCTTAATTCTGCTAATGTTATTCTTAATGCTGCTTAAAGTGTTAAAACTAGGTTTACTACCTCCCCCGTAGAAAAGTGAAAATATAAATAACTCAAAATAATACTGCAAATATTTGGTGATATAAATTATATTCCTTATATTTGCAGTATTACTATTTTAATTAACTTTTTAATAATAATAACAATGGAAGTAAAAATTAAACGTCTTTGTGATGAAGCTATTATTCCACAATATGCACATGTTACAGATGCTGGAATGGACCTTGTAGCTACTAGTTATGAATATAATGAAGAACTTCATTGTCATGTTTATGGAACAGGTATTGCAGTTGAAATTCCAGAAGGATATGTAGGATATATCTTCCTTCGTAGTTCTAATCGTAAAACTGAAGCTTATCTTACTAATCACGTCGGTGTTATAGATAGTGGTTATCGAGGTGAAATTATGGTTAGTTTCAAAACTCGTGATTTTAAGGAAGGTGAAATTCAACAACTTTACAAGCCTTATGAGGTAGGTGATAAGATTGCTCAGCTTATTATTATGCCTTATCCAAAAGTAGAGTTTACAGAAGTAGCTGAACTTTCTTCTTCTGATAGAGGAGAAGGTGGATATGGTTCTACTGGAAGTAAAGTTGATGTTATTAAAGAAATTAAAGATACCAAACAACTTCGTAAAGATATAGATGAAGTAATTCAACGTGTTAAAACTCTTAATCAATGTAGAGAAACAAGTCTTGTAATTACTAAACTTCAAGAAGGAGTTATGTGGCTGGGTATGAATCTTAAACGTCTTGGTTCTACTAATCCATATCCACAGTCCTATAATCCTGAAAATGCAGAAGTAGAACCTACTTCTGATGGTCTCAAATTTTAGTATAATTATAAAAATATAAAATATTGGTAAATATAGTAAAGTAAATAGTATTTGTATTAAAAATTAAATTAACGTTATTATGGAAAAGTATCAGAAAAGTATGATTGAGGAACATAGTGGACTTGTTGTTCGTATTCAGAAACTTCATGATTATGTTTATAGTGATAAGTCTAATGCAGATGATAAAGTTGAATTTGCTAATAAATGTATTCAGCTTGCTGCTATGAAGAAGTATGAAGAAGCTCTTCGTGCTCGTTTTGTAAATGCAGGTATTGTATTTGAAAATGGTGAATATTTTGAGCATGTAGCTTCTATAAAGATTAATACTTCTGAAAACAATGATGAAGATAATGGAGAACAAGAACAACAGCAATAAAGTTGTTTATATTGTAACAACTATTAAATGTTCTGCTTGTAAATGTATGGAATACATTCTTAATGATATTCAAAAAGATAATTCTACATTTTCTATTACTTCAACAGACTTTACAAAAGTTCCTGAATGGTTAAAGACTAATATTACTTTAACTGATTTTCCTACAGTTATCTTTATAGATAATGATGTAATAAAATATCATTTTGTAGGAACAAAAAGCAAAAGTAAAGTTCTTAAACTTATGGAAGATATTAACTTTTAACTTGTACCTGTAGGAGATTATTCTCTTACAGGTATTCTTATTATAAGTAAATGATTACATTCGAGTGAGGTAAGGAATGTGGCATCGTGCAATAATATAATGAAATTGCCCTAATTTGCCACTAAATTTGGCTAATGTTGGACTTTTATGTATCAAGTGATACATTGTTAAGGTGCTTACATAAAACGGCTTAAATCGAATGAAAATATATTATATTTTTGAACAATTAGAGTAAGTAGACTGAGAAGTTTATTTACTCTTTTTTTAAGTATTAGGAACAAGTACGATACAAATACGATAAAAATAAGCTCTTACTATCTTCACAGACAATAAGAGCTTTAATCATAAGTTACAAAGCAAATATAATTTTGACATCTATAGTTGTTGTCCAAGGAGGATTTGAACCACCACTAACAGAACCAAAATCTGTTGTGCTACCATTACACCATAGGACAATATGAGTTGGAATATGATTAATATTACCAACTCTTTTCTATAACCTTTATTTTTTGCAAATATACTATTATTACTTCATATATATACAAGAATTAAAATGTTAAAATTGTTTATTTCTTTCCTTTTATGGTATTAAGACTAGGTCTATATTGTCTAACAACTCTAGTATTATCAGAAGGAGCAATACTATGATATTGAATAAAGTTTTTTCCTGCAACAGCACTACTGACGTTAGCAAGTGTGTTATCAATAAAGCCTAAAGCGATGCTATTATAACTATTATTCTGTTCTTTAGTCATAGTAAACTTATGTCTAGTTCTTTTTGTTCTTCCTATAGTTTTAGTAACATATCTTCTTGATGCATTACTAGCATCTAATGCTCTATCTAATTCAAGAAGTTTTTGACCTCGTTTAATAGCTTTAGCACCTATGACACCTAAAAGCATTTCTCCAACATTTTTACTAACATCACCATAATCACCTTTTTGTATGCTTCTTCCAATTTAATATAAATCTATTGCAGAACCTGCTATATTACTACCAGCAGCAATAGCAGCTGTATATTGATTTGGCGCTACTAAAGTAGAACCTCCTGCAATAAGAGATGTAATAGCAGCAGCTGTTTCAGCGTAATCTGCATACTTATCTAAATCTTCTAAACTAAATCTAGGCATAATATTTTTATTTGTTATACATTTATTATTAAGTAGAAAGGTTGAATTAACAACCTTTCTACGGGGGAGCTAGTTATTTAGATATAAAATCAGCTATATCTTTAACAGGTACTATAGAAAGCATATTATCACCAAGTTTATAATACTTGTTACTACGTTCAAGTCTTTCAACCATATTTATACTATGATAAATAGGAATATTACGACGAATTTGAACCCAAAATTTATTATCACCTTTATATAGACCGGTAGAATAATAAGGATCAAATTCATCACCCTGTATCATATATTGTGAAATAAGACCCATAGTACTTAGTAAATCACTAATTGAAGTTTGAGCTGCTATAGGACTAGACCAAAGCTTTTTACCTTCAGCATAAACACCAACAGGATTATACATAAATGACTCAGAGGCAAGACGGTCAGCTTCATACATCATAAGATTGTAAATAATATTATGTTCTTTATCATCATCGCCAGCTGCATGTAATGCAATAGCAAGACAAAGAGCAGAAGCAACACCACAGAAATCACAAAAAGCACGTCTAATATTTGCTCTATCATATTCATTCATCATGTTATAATATGTTTTAGCATGAAGAGCAAATTCAACATAGTTCTTAACAATGTTCTGTACACCTTTAACTGCTTGAAGATTAGCATCAGTCATATTATTATCTTCTTGAAGTTTCTTAGTAAAACTCCGTTTATGAAGTGGTAAAGCAAGGAAATCTTTAATAGAAGCGTAACAACCTTTTTCTATAGTTCCACGTTCTTCATTAAAATATCCTTGTCTACGATAACGTTTCATAATACCAGGATATATATGTTTATGATATTGCATTACAAGTCCACCCCACCAGTAAGATTCCCATTTTGCAGCACCTAGTTTGTCATATACACCATGTATCTTTTTATTAACAGAAATAACTCTTCCTTTAAAAGCTCCAAGAATTCGATAAGCTTCATCATCGATTTCAGCAAATATAGAACCGTCAACAAAATCAAGAGTACCATCATTATCAAGTTTTAATTGACTCATAACAGTAGGATGTGTTTCGTCATTATTAAACTCTTCTTTTGCTTTAGCTTGATATTCTTTACGTTTATTTACAAATTTCCGTTTATCTTCATTGTTGAAATAAATATTTACAAATTCAGTAGTTAAATCTTTTCTGAACCAAGCATATTCTTTAACATCGTTAGCATTAGAAAGTTCTTTTTTCTTAAATGCTTCATAAAGTTTACGTTGTTCAGCTGTCATAACATTTTGAAGAGCTTTTTCATTAGCATCACGCATATATTCAGCTTCGTTAACTGCATCGTATTTAACTTCACCTGTAGCCTCATCTACTCTTTTAACAAGTCTATGACTGTACATCATAGCAAATAAAGTACTATTTTGCATCATATGTTCACCCATAGCTTGAGGACTAAAAGCTAAATCTCTTGCACGTTCTAAATATGTAGCCATATCAGGAACAGTTACAACACCATTTATTTCAGCAAAATCAACTACATTCATAAATTTAACAATAGCACTAGGAAGAGAAGATGCTTTATCACTGTACATATCTGCCATAAAACTAGGAATACCAGCTCTCCAAGTATTAAGTCCCATATGCCATGTTTTATTACCGAAATATTCTCTAGCAAAAACTTCTCCAAGAATTTGAGTACTACCTGCTGTTACGTTAGCAATACCACCAGTAACATTAAGCATCATAAATTTAGCAGAAGTTAAACTTTGAAGAATATTTGCAGCACGAGTTAAACCATTATTAGGTCTTTTCCATTGGTCATATACAAGTCTTCTAATCCAATTAACATATTGTTCTTGAAGTCTTGTATCTTTTTTAGTTACATAAGTATCTTGACCATCTATAGTTCTTTTTCCTGTTTTTTGTAAATCATTAAAACCTTCATTTTTAACATATACATTAAGTTTATCAAGCATATTCTTTGCATAAAATAACATATATTTATTATCTTGAATTGCATTAAAATGTGCTGCTTTTTGAATAAATTCTTCCATTACAGATTCCCAATTATCATCAAGCATATTACGATGAATTTCCATATTTTTAGCTTCAGCGTCTGCTTTATCTTTTTCCCAATCATTTACACGCTTTTGATAACTTTTATCTGTTTCATTTTCTTCTCGTACAGGACGTTTTCTATCTATTTTGACACTATCTTTTGATTTAAGAAGAGTAGTCATTGGCATATCTATTGTTGTATCTGTAGCATAATCTATTTCAGAATCAGTATACCAATCTTCTTTACCAGTAGAACTATTTATCCATCCTACAAGTTTAGCAACTTCTTTTGCAGTATGTTTAGCATCAAGCTGTTCATTTTTCTTTCTTAAAGGCATATATCCATTACGAAGAAATTGTTGAGATTGCATAGTATGACAATTCTCTTTAAGAATAGTTTCAAAATACTCTTTTATTTCATCTTCAAACTTATTTCTATTAACTGTAGAATTATATGAAGCATTATTGCCTTTGTAATTAGCAGCTGTAGAAGAAAATTCTTTATAATCATGATTACGACAGTCTCTATTTACACTAAGAAGATCATCATCATCGTTTATTATAGGGTTTCCATTAACATCAAGTCCTGTTTTAATAGTTCTTTCAGTTTGATTCCAAGCAGGTTCATACTCCATATTAGTATTCCACTTACCATCATCACCTACTTCTCCAAACTCAAGAGTAGTCCAACATTGAAGAGGTTCTACGGCATGAGTGTAAGGATTGTAAATATGATTAGCAGCATACCATTTTCTAAATTCTTCTTTACCTTTAGCCTGAGCTTCTTTATATGCTTCATAATAATACATAGTGTTTCTACTTCTAGTATAATTACGAATAATGTGTAAAGCATCTGTTTTCTTTTTATCAACAAAAGTATTATCACCAGTACCATCAGCCTTATAACCTTTAGGTACAGCATATCCATAAATATATCTATTAGGAACAACTATATCATTTCCGTTTTCATCTTCTACTATTTGAGTATTAAGAGACAACCACATACGATAATATCGTTCTCCACGCTGTTTAGCTAAGTCTTCTTGTTGCTGAAATTTAGCATCATCGTATACAAAATCAACATTATCTTTTATAAATTCGTGAACACTTTTTGCATTAGTTGTAGAACCTTTTTCATATTTCTTTATATTTTCAAGTTCTTCATATAATTTTTTAAGTGTTTTAATTTCATCTTCAGATAATTCTGCTGTATGAAGAGTGCCATCATGTGTAGTATAATGAGCTTTAAGTATTTTATTAATTTCATTTACTTTAGCAATATATTCATCATTTCTAGCACCAGATATAGTCATTCCTTTATAAAAGTCTGCTGTAAAGATAGTATCGTCTGTAGGAGAATTACTAATTAAAGTTCTATCAGTAAATACTTGTCCTTCTCTAATGCCATAATTTATAAGTTGTTCTTCATATAATTGTTCAATATTTTTTTCTGTTAGTTTACGACCATCTATAACACCTCTTTCATCATAAGCATCTTGTTTTTTAGCAATTATAGAAAGAAGTTTACGACCTTGTTTACCTTCTCTAAATACTTTAAATGCACTATTAACAAGGTCCATAACTCCTTCTGTTGCAGTATAACGAGCATTATGTGCAAGCCATTCTTTAGCTTTTACATAGTCATCATGTTTCATCAACTCTGCAATAGGAGTAGTAATGTTTCCATTATCGTCTCTCATTTCATAGTTGTTAATAATATCAAGATTTCTATCTAGTTCTTCTTGAAAACCAAATTTAACAGAATCATCAAAAAACTCACTATTAAGACTATTCATGTCTTTAAGATATTTTTGTAGAGCATAAGAACTATCTAAACTATAAATAATTCGGTCTTTATCTTTAAAAGGATTATTTGGATCATCCTTTTGATATTTTTCTATAAAAGTACCACTATTTTGGTCATATATATAATTATTAGTAAGATTATCTATTTGATGTTTAACTTCATCAAGTTCTTGTTTATAATTATCTGCTAAAACTCCGTTAGTTATATGACTAAGTAATTCTCTACGTCTATCAGAAAGTTTCTTATATTCTGAATAAACAAGAGGATACTTATCAATCATATATTCTTCAATGTCTATTTTTCTTTGATAATATTCATCTATAACAGGCTGATTAACATTTGCTAGTTTCCATTTATCATATGCTAATTTTGCTTTAAGATGTTCTATGCTTCCGACACCATGTTCAGACTTTGCTAAAGAAATATTTTCTCTAAGTTCAGCAAGTTTATCAAGGAAAGCTTGATTATAGTTTTGTATAAATTTACCATTTTCATCTATAATTTTTTTCCAATCAATATCTACACCTGCTTCTTTAGCTCTTTTCTTAATATCAGCAATTTTCTTTCTAAACTCTTTAAGTTGCTTAATAGCAAGATTTTCTTTAAATCGAATATCAGACATTACTTCCTTAGAAACAATTTGAATAAGTGGAGAAGATGATTCTTGTAAATCACCAACCCAAGCATCAAACACAGCAGCACTACGATAACCGTCTAATACACCAAGAATATTTTGTTGAATTAGAGGATCTTTACTAAGTTTAGCAAGATATTCATTTGCAAACAGTTTTTCAGTATCTGCAATAATTGTAGAATTTTGAAGCTCACCTATCTTTTTTTTAATTCTTTTAAGGAAAGAACGTATAGATTCATCTTCTGAGTCAATATTAAGGTTATCTATTATAGCAAAATTTTTAACAAGAGCACGAGCATCAAGAATTGTTTTTAGAAATCTTTGTCTAACAACAGGTTTTGATTTAATAGCAGCAATCGCTTCAGGAGTGTTTATAGCAAATGTTTGCTTGTTATCATCTGTTATAAAATATTTCATATCAGTAGACAATGTATTAACCGTTCCCTCTATATACTCAGCTGTAGTTTGAATAACATCTTTCACATTAGCTCGTACAGACGGAGCAGAACCTGTTATTTGTTTATCTTGTAAAAACTTAAGAGCTTTAGCAGCTTCAATGTCACCTTCAGACTTTCTACGAGAAAACATAACAGACATAGCTTGTACACCTAATGTAGTAGAATCAGGAGTATCATTCACTTCAGTTACTGAAGAATGCATAACATCTACATCTTCTTCATAAGGAGTAATCATGAAAACATCATGAACTGTATATCCAGCATCTTTTGCTTTCTGCATTATATCCTGAATATCTTTATTAGATTCTTTTACAGCTTTATCTTTATTTTCTTCTCCAATATATTTTTTATTAAGTCTAGAAAGATTTACTTTTTGAATAACATATTTTCTACCATTTATAGTTTGAATGCTACCACCATTTATACCAGGTGTAGTTATATAATTAGCTAAAGCTGCACTACGAAGATATAAAGTAGAGAAAGGATTCTCACTAAATCTAGCTGTAACTTTTGCTATAACATCTTCAAAACCTCCGGTATTAACAGTATTTTTATCATTTATATTAAAAGACTTTGCAAAACCTGTTGCTCGTTTAATAGCTTTAGGTTTATATTTATCTCTTTCAGGTTTATGAGCTTCCAATATTTGACCAAAGTCTACAACATTATTTCCATATATTTCATTACGTTGTGCTTCAGTTATATTTCCTGTTTCATTAACAATATCATCTATTTGTTCTTGAATAATTCTATCTCTTTCTTTAAGTTGATCTCTAAAGTCATTTATTACACCAAGATAATACTCTTCTCTAAGATATTTGTTATTTGTAGGATTAGATGAAAGATCGGAATTTTCATTTTCTTCAAGAGTATTTACAGGATAAAGAACATAAGTTCCATTAACATTTGTAATTCTATAAAGAGTAACTCTATTATCAAAAGATAGTTTTACATAACTATTTGCAGTCATAGGATGATAACTCCTATCATTTGGCGTAGCATCATAAACAACTCCATACTTTTCTGCTAATGTTTCATTTGAGATAGTAATTATATAATCAGCTCTAGGAGTAAGTTCAAAATGCCAATGTCCTTGTTCATCCTTTTTCTTATAAACCTTTTTACCAGTTATAAAAGTAGAATTAGAATGACTACGAATATAATTACGTCTTAGTTGATTTGTACTTATAGCATTATCTTTTATAGTAGCAACAGCTGTAGAAATATCTGATATAATATTTGTTTTATCTGAAAGAAGAACACTATTTTTAATTACTTTATTAACAGCATTCTTTTTCATTTTAAAACCTTCAACTACAAAGCCATATTTAACAACATCCATAGCAGCAAGAGCAACTAAAGGATTATCATTAAAGAAACATTTTTCAAATTCATTATAAACAGTTTCAATATCTTCATTATTTTCCACATATTGAATAGTCTGTTTTCCTGCATTTGAACCTTTATTAAATAAAGACACATTTATATATTTAAATACGCCACTATCTTCAAATCTTTCTTGAATATAATGTATTTTTTGAGCAGGACTTAAAGTAGAAAATTGTTGAATTTCTAACTCACTAACATGATTTATATCTGCTACTGTAAATTCAATAGTATTACCATTTTCGTCTTGTACTTCAAGATTTGGAGTTTTTCCATATCCATAAATACGAGCACGCTCTTCATCTACATTTGTTTCAGAATATACAAATTGTCCATTTTTATATGTAACAGCATTACTTATAGCTCTAGCTTGACTATAAATGTAATTAAGAATATAATTTTGAAAAGCTTTATATTCTTTTTCATTCATAGTTCTACCATTACTAAATAAATTAGCAAGTTTTTCTACTTCATGTCTAAATTCATCAGACTGTGTAGCAAACAAACTTCTATTTATTTTAATAGAAGGAGCAGTAGCATATCTTAAAAAAGCATTAAGAGGGCGATATGCTGAATCTTCAATAGAAGTATGTTGCATATAATAATCTAATCCTCTATCAACATTAGGATATATAGCAGAAATGAAATTTTTATTACCTACAACAAGAGATGGATACTCATCATGTACAAGATCTTGAATGTCATCAAACACTTTAGCTGTAGCATATATTGTTTGCTTAGCACCAAACTTATCAGGATTACAAACTCTAGCATAAGCAGATACATCATTTGCAAGATAATTAAGCTTATTATATTGAAGAATAACACCTAAATCATAAAGTAATTGTTTCTCTTTTCCTACGGGGGAGCTAGTATCAAACTCACCACTTTGATTTATTCTATCTCTAAGTTTAGAAGCAGAAATATTAAGTTTGTTAATATTTTCTATTTTAGTATCAAGAACATATTTATTGGGTTCAATACAATCAAACAGTTCTGCTATATCAGAAGAATAATCTTTAAGTTTTTCTAGAATTTTATTAACACTAATTTGTTCAGGAAGGGAAATTCCTTTAATTTTACATATCTCTTTACATATTTCTTTAATAGCTTCATTTATAACATTTCCAGATTCTTCTCCGTAAATAGACTTGTTAGCATTATATATATTTACAATTCTAGTAACACCAGGTTGCATCATAAATGCAATAGCGGTTTTATAATCAGAACCAATATCAGGGAAAAGTTTATATACTTGGAAAGTAAAATCGTTAACATTAGGTATAGAACCTTCTTTTACAGCATCAAGAATATGAGCTGTAGTTTGAGAAGAATATGCTGTTAGAATTTTACCAACAACATTTTTATTATCTTCACTCCAGCCTAATGTATTATGAGTTACAATCCAACCACTTTCATCTTTAAGAGGTTTAACATTTTTAAAATGTTTTTTAAGTTCACTTTCTTTATAACCGTCTTCTTTTTTATAAACAATAGAAACAGTTTTATTGGAAGAAATAGTAGGTTGAACTGTGTTACATATAGAACAGAAAGTATCACGAGTAACACTAAATGCTTTAAGTTTAGCACCACTCATAACATCTTCTTGATATGCTGCTTGGTCAAAGAAATCATAAGGAGAACGAGCTTTTCTAAGTTTAGCAAGTTCTGGATTTATAACTTTATCTCTATCATGTATAATATCATCAAAGTTAGAACGAGAAAGATTTTCCTCAAGAGAACTAGGATCTGAAAGAATCTCAATCATAGTTTGAAGAATCTCGTTATTACGACCTTTAGTCTTTCTTTCAGAACGTTTGTCTTCTTCATTGTAAGAAATCTTTTCAAGCTTTCCAGTTTCTTTATTTATTTCTCCACTAAAATGAATACCATAAACAGAGTCAATATCAAAGTCAGAACCTGTTTGAGAAACCCAATCATCAGGAACAACAATAGTAGAACCGAGAGCATCATCTGTGAATTTAACAACTTTCATAACACAAATAGATTGTTTACCTTCAGTAGGAATACGGTATCCAATCATTGTATCAAGTCCTGAGTCTTGTAGTTCTTTTAAAAGCTCTTCATCTGTCTTAAGAGTACCATCTTCTTTAGTATATTTTAATCCTTTAAAATTACTCTTTGGAAGCATTATTTCTACATAAGGCTTACCTTCTGGATGATATTGTAGCTTATCACTATATTTACGTTTTTCTACTGTATCACTAATTGTAGACCAACCAACATTAGTGATCTGAGCAGCATGCCAACCAGGAAGTTTTTGACGAGTAATACGATTATTGAACATGCTCTGAGCAATACTTTCGAGCTTTGTAGATACATTACTCATATAAGTTGGCATCATAGGAACACCATCTCTATCAAGAGTAACATAGTCCATCATATTGCTATCAAGACCAAGACGAGCTACTTCATCTTTAAGCATATCATAAAGAATAGCTTGGTCAAAAGCACTTATTTCTCCATTCTCATCCTTTTTTATATGAAGTTCTTTCATTAGATTCTCATAACTATCAACGATATTTTGAGAATAAAGCTTAAAGAACTTTTCTTTAAGATCATACAGGTCTTTATTAGATTTATCAATATTATCTACAATTTTTTTCATTATCTGAATACCTGCTTTATTTTCAGCTGCAAGGTGCTGAGGAGTTTCTTGCTGAGTATAAAGATAATTATAATTGTAATATTCTGTAGCATGAACTGCGTTAGCTCTAAAGTCTGCTATATTTTTATCTGTTATATTTCCTTCATTATCCCATATTGTAAGAACATTACATTTACCTGCTTTAGAAGTTTCTTCTGTATTTAGCTGGTCAATATTAAATTCTTTCATTAAATTATACACTTGTTCAAGTTGTGTACCACGAACAAGACGAGGAACAATTACAAATTCAGCATTTTTAATTTGACGAGGAACAATTACACCAAGTTCTGCATTATAATATTGGTCATAATAAAAGTTTTTCTGAACTTGAATAAATTCACCTATTGTTTTAGCATCAAGAGGCTTACTTTCATCAAGAACAGCATCAATTAATTTTTTGTATTGTGGAAGTTGTCCACGAGCAGTAATACGTCGAACCCATTCTTCAAAAGTAATATAAGATTGTGCATCATTTACAGTAGTATTTGCATAACCAGCCATCATGTTAGCTGCATGAATTTTTGCATTTGACTCACTCATACCAGACTCAACAAGAGCATCTATTAAAGTCTCAGCAAGAACACCTGGCTTTTTAAACTGATAATTACCATTTTCATCTTTAATAAGATTACCATCTTTATCTGTAACAAAAGTTCCAATAGTATCACCAGTTCTAATAGTATTTTTAATTGTTACTCCTCTAAATTTACTATATTGATTTATTTTAACTTGTGAAGTAACACCATCTACTGAAACATGATTGAATGTCGTATTATTCAAAGGACTATCTACTATAGTAGGTTCTTGAGATAAGTCCATAGCATAATCTACAATACCATAAGGAACACCCGAACCTTGTGCTTCTTTAGCTCGCTTCAGAAATGTTTGTGTATCTTTATAGAACTTAGTATCACCTTCAAATAAATCATTAAAGTTAATATACATAAGTCTATGATTAAGTGCAAATTCAGCAGCAGTAAGCTTAGTAAGCATTCCTTCAGGAATAAAATTTTTATAAACTTCAAGCTGTTGAACAGCTCTACCAGAATATGCTACAATAAATTTAGAAATTTGTTCATTTATAATAGCATTTTGTTCATCTGTAAGTTCTACTTGTACGCCATTGTTTGTAGTAGTTGTATGAAGATATGTATTATTAGCTCCCCCGTAGAGAAGGTTGAAGCTCTTTAGCATATCATCAGCAAAATTAACAACTTCATATTTACCATTCTTATTAAGAATAGTTGTTTTAAATCTATCACTAGTAAATACATCTCCTACTAAAGCATATTCTCCTGTAGAAAGCTTCTTAATAATTTTACCTTTCTTTGTATGATAATTATTATAAAGCTTACGAGCAGTTTCAGAATCATTTGCATATCCTGGTTTAAATATAGGCATTCCATAAGTAGGTGAATTTACATCTGTATCAAGACGAACTTTTCCACCTTCATTTTCAAATAAAACATTTATAGCTGTAGCCATATCTTGAAGCTCTTGTATAAATGTGTGTCTAAATTGTTGAAAAATAGGATGATTAATGTTACATCCGTCTTTTGTAAACAAACCAGTAACTGAATATTTAGGAGCTTTAATTATAAAATTCTTTGGAGCATCAGAAGGAATACGCATAAAATATTCAGCAAATATTATCTTATCTGCTTCATCTTGTTGACTATAATCATCTTCTGTTTTAAAGAAGTTTATAAATGCGGTTGTAGTATAATCTCCTCTACTCATTTCTGAATAAAGAACATTTTTACCATTTACAACAGTTCCTGCTCCACTAAACAATGTATTTTGCAGCAATCTGTGAGCATAAGGAGTAGGAGTAAGTTCTTTGCTTTCAGGATCTTGAGTAAATAGACCATAATTAATAAGCTTTCCAGTATCATCACGATGTTCAATCATAATATTACTGAAATCATATTGTCTAGACTGTCCTTTATATTTACCAAAATTTTCTAAAGCAGTTTGATTTTTGAGAGTATTTATAATATTAGTAATCATACTGTTATTAAGAACATCAGATGATTGATTACCATGAACATTTCTAGAATTAAGTTCTGTTTTAACTAGACTAAATTTAACAAGAGCATCAGCAAGTTGGTACGCTGCTTGTTGTGTTTCTTTACTAACATAATCAATAGCATATAATTGAGAAAGATTTTTCTCTATCTCATCAAATACTTCTCTTTTAACAGGTTCTCCATTTTCTAACGCTTCATTTAAATGAAACTTTTTACTATAAAGAGCACTTAAATCCGCTTGACGGCTATCATAAACTCTTTTACTATTTTCAGAACCCTTTATTGTAAGTTTAGCTATATTTGTTAAATTAGATAAAGCATCAATCTGATTTTCAGAATTTATATAATTTATAATAGCTTTATCTGAAATAGTAGGATAATATCTTTTAAGAACATCATATATTTCAGTTGCTATAGCTTTTACATCAGAATTAAAAGAATCTATATCTTCTTGTTCTATTCCGGTTCCTTCGTCAATTTCACTCTTAAACTTACGTAACTCTGATAATTTTGTATCTATACTAGTAATCATATCAGAACTATATTCAGCTTCCGAACGAATACTTGTCGCTTTAGCACTATTAAAGAACTCAAACTTCAAAGTAGTAAGTTTATCAGCAGTTCTATTAGTAGTCCTACTACTAAACTCACCACTAGCATCTGTAGTTTCCATTTTACTTACTACAATTTTACTAAATGTACGATATACTTCAAAAGCAAAATTAAGATTTTGTTCAAGGTAATCTGCAAATTGACTAAAAGATGCCATTCCAGGAACATTATTAGCAATTTCTCTAATACTTTCTATCATAGTAGCTCGATTAGTGAAATTACCATAAGAATATAAAACTGTAATACATTGAGCAGCAGACATTGTATCTGCTATACCAAAAGCATTATTTGTATCTTGAACATATTTACCATCAGCTTTTTCTCCATTAAGAAGTTTAGGTAAACTTGAAAAATATCCTCTAATACTCATTCCAACATGAGTCATGAAGTTATTATAATCTCCAAGTTTTTCATTTAATTCTTTAATAGAATTATTTTTGTCATCAGAACTTGATTCATTATTTTCTTCTGTTTCGGAATCATCATCAAGTTGTTCATCTATTGCTTCATAAGCAATATCTTCACTTATTGGTGTCTTTTTAAGTCTAAGTTCTCCAAGAATATTATTACGAAATACTTCTTCAAAGAAACCTCTTCTATTTCCAAGCATTTCTTTATATAAAGCCATAAGATTTCTATTTTCAAGTGTATCATCTTTTGAAAATAGTTCTTCAATCTTGGCTGTATTGTTCTCTTTCATAAGTTTAAGAACTTCTTCTTTTGTAGCTAAGTTTTTACTTACAAGTCTATCAAGTATAAAATCTTTAACTTTAGCTATACAAGTATTTGCAAAATAATCTCTAGGAGTCATATCTACCCCTATTGCATCTTTAATCTCTTCAAGAACTTGGCTAATTGTTTTATCTTGCTCGTGAAGAAGTTTATGATAAGCATTAAGCATAAAATTAGCAGCATGCTTTTTTCCTTGTGTACGAGTATCAACACTATCATATCCGAATCTAGTAACTGGAGAGTCACTAGTATTTAATTGTGTACTATAATTTACATCAGGATATAAACTATTATGGTATTCTCGAAGAAGTTTAATAACTTCTTCGAGATCTTTTCTAGGAATTTTATTTACATCAATTTCCATTCTATCCTTAAGTTTTTTAGCAAACTTAGGACTATGAAATTCTGTCATATAACGAGTAGCAAGAATATTATTTCCTTTACTAACTGCTACAATAGCATTATTGATTTCATTGTTATCTACATAAATATTACAACTCATAATATAAAAATTTATTTAATTTATTTTTATTTGATTTAAGCCACTTTATTTTCTGACTGCTATAATCCTATTGACAAGACGTTTCAAGCTCAGCAGAAGCCACAAGAGCGTCAAATTTCGGCTGTTGTGCTAATGGAAGCATATCTGATATTGAAGCAATGGACGGTACATTCGGTATAAGAGTAATACGTTCTTCTGTTACACTACTATGACGAATATCATCATCTTCATTAGAGAAAGCTCCTGTATTATCAGTAGCTGATTTAATTTGATTAGGATTAAATGCTACATATTCTTCAATTTTTCTACCAGTTACGATAATATGTTGACCATCATTATTTTCATTTACATTACTATCTTTTTTATCGTAGCCATCTAAATTATTACCTATATAATTAGTAACTTTAGGATTTTTTATATTTAAGAAAAAGGCTCTAGTATTAGGTCTTTCAATTTCCCATGCTTCATTTAATGCTTTAATATCTTCTTCAGACATTTCACCAGAATTTGCTAATTCTGATAAAGTTATCCATTTTTCTCCACTTTTGAAATTATAAATTTCTTCATATCTTTTAGCATCTTGTTTAGAAGTTGAAAAATAAGTACCTATATCTCCTTTTTTTATACCAGCACCAAACGCACCTCCTTTAGTATTAAATATTTTAGTATTACTACCACCATGATAAACAACTAAAGGCTCACCATTTTCATCAACTACTTTAGAAGCTTTATTAGGATTATTTTCCCAATCACCAAACCAATCTTTAAAAGCTTTAGTTCTAACCTGAGCATATTGTCTTTCATCAAGATTAGATACTTTACCATTAGGAGCAAGAAGTTGACCTTTTGCATTTCTAGGAGCACGACTTAGTATATCTTGCTCTTCTTTAGTGTAAGTACTTTCTGTTTGAGAAATAGGTTGCTCTGTTACACTACTAAATATACCCATAAGCCTATCACTAATATCTACAAAATCATCATTACCTTCTTTAGTTTCTTCGGCTTCTTCATCTTCTTCATCCTGTACTTCTATTTTTTCTTCATTTGTTTTATTATTTTCTTCATCTGTTTTAGTGTTTTCTTGAAGATTAACATCATTGTTATCTTCTTGTTCAACATTTGTTTCATTATTATCTGTTTGTGTTTCTGTATTTTGTTCTACAGTTTCACTACTAAGTTTTAACTCTCTAATAGTATTTAATTCTTTTTCGTAAAGACTTCCTTTAGTTACATTCCAACCAAAAATATCACTAAGAGTTTGAAGTATTTTTTGCCATAAATTCTTAGCACCACGTTTAGTAGGAACAGAAGTTTCAATACTATTAAGATATTTAGCAAGTTCTTCACTAGTCAAAGACTCAACAAGAAACTCTTCTAAAGCTCTAAGTTGAGTACTTTCATTTTCAAATAGATAAGCTCTAATATGAGCATCTTTTGGAACATTATTTTTATCTAAGTATTCTTTAAATTCATCATATATAGATTGAACACTTCTTACATATCCTTTATTTTTACTTAGCTTATAATGAAGTTGCTCGTGTATAAGTTTACGAATAGCTTGATTACGAGTAATAGGATTATTAAACATCTCAAGCCAACGTGGACCTACAGTAATTTTCTTTGTATTATTATTATATTCTGCATTTATAGTTTCATAGCCTTGTTTATTGTTGAAATTCTCGTCAAAGATAAGATTTTCAGGTAACAATTCCAAGTCTTTTAAAGCTTTTAACTGCTTGCCATTAAAAACTAAAGCAGCAATATCATTTCCTACATGATTACTTTGTTGTGTTCCATTAAGAATAGCAATAGCTTTTTCCGGAATAGATATATTATGTACATTAGGAATAACAGGCTCTACAGGTTGTTGTTCAACAATATCCTCTACGGGGGAGGTAATTACATTATTTATTCTAATTTCTAATACTTGATTAGCACTTTGTGTTCTACTACCACGAGGATTGAAATTACTTGTGCCTCTTTCATTTGGCTTAGTATTAAGTCTAACTAGATTATTATTTAGAATAAAAGCATTATAACTATCGTAGCTCCAAGTTTTATCACCTATAGTTATTTCAAACTTTCCTTTTCTACGTTTTGCTATACCATTTAAAATAGTATTTGTAGCATTATCAGAAGCAATATATGTAGGATTAAGATTAAACCTAAGATTATTAAGAAGTTCAGTAATAGCTTCATTTGCTTGCTGAGTTCCTAACTTCATTCGTTTTTGTTTATATCCTTTAATATTTGGCTTATATTCTGATTTAGAAATATCTACATTTTCATCTTTAGCATTTATAACTATTTTAGTTTCGTTATTCAAACTAATACCAAAAGTATTACCTTGTTCAAATAATCTTAAATTCCAAAATAAACTACTATTTCCATTATGATTACTAAGAACAGATTTTATAAATTCTTTTACTTCATTAAAACTTTCTTGTGTAGGATTTTTAGAATGATTATCTAATAGTTCTAATACTTTATTTTGAATAGCTTCAATAATTTCTTTAGCTTCTTTTCCAATATAATCATCAGTAATTTCAGCAGGATAAGCTTGTACATATTCATAACTTCCATTTCTATTAGGAAGAAGAACAAACGTATTCATCTTACCAACACCTGAAAAATTAATAGATGGCATACCAGATACAGTAAGAGTATTTGGTGTTCTAGAAGAAATAGCTAATTTATGAACACCAGGATTAACACCTCCAGCTATAGCTTTATTTGCTGGAAGAGCAACTTCTCGTCCATTAGTTTCAGAAGCTCTAATAATTTCTCCATCACTTATATTAGCTACTTCTATTTCTCCATCATTGTTATTTACAAGATAGTTTACACCATCATAACTATTACGAAGTTTAGAAAACCAAGAATTTAATGATCTTTCAATACGTCTATTTTTAGAAGATGTAACATCTCCATCAGTATAATTTTTATACTTCCAAAGTTTAACAAGACCATTTATAAGTTTTTCACTTCCTGCTGTAACATCAATAAAACCTTGCGCTTTAGCTGCTTTAATTTCCTTATTTTCAATAAATTTAGCAAGAAGTTCTTTCTTTCTTTCAGGACTTGTTTTTTCAAATGCTAATTCATATATAATAGCATTTAATTCTTTACTGTCTTCATTTACTTCATTAAGCCAACGAGAAAATAAAGTTTTAAGTTTGCTATTTATTGTACCTCCAGCTTGAGTTAGAATATCATATTTCCAACCATCATTAGTCATTTCATAGGCTCCTGTTTTAGAATTTATAGTAGGGATACTAAGAGTACCAATTGTTCTTCCTTTTGAATCTTTAAGAACAATCTTGTTATTTTCTCTTGTATATGTAAGTTTATCTCCTTTATTGAGAGCTTCAATAGCTTCTTCAAATTCTTTAATTTCTTTTTGAGAAGAAAGAGAATTACGAAGATCCCATATATTAACTCTTTGAGTAGTAGTATCTGAAAATCTTTCTTGATAACGTTGAGCAGCAGATTTAGCAATATTCTTTTTAAGAGTGTCACTATTTTGAGTTTCATCTGTAGTGATAAACTTTGTTTTAGCCTCATCTGTATTAAGATATACTTTAAGAGCATCAAACATCATATTAGACATTTGACTATCATTAGATATAGTATTTACATATCTAAGAAGGTCTTCAAGATTTATATACTTTTTACCATTATATTCATTGATACCAAGTTCTTTACAAAACTCATTTATCATATTTTTAACAGCATTAGTATAATCTTCAATAAAAGGATTTCTATTTGTAAGTTCTATAACACTAGATTGTACAACTACATCGTCTATAGAACTTTTCATTGTAGTTTTAGAAGCTTTACCTTTTTTACGTTCAATAACTCTTTTAATAATAGATAATGATTTATTAACAGCAGCTTCTACAACTTGTCTATCTTGTCCTTTTTTGACTTCAGCATTTATAATTTCTGTAGCAATAGTATCTAAATCTACATCATTATTTGCTTTAAATTCTCTTTGAAATCTACCAAGACTAGACATACGAATTTCATCTTCTGTAGTTGTTTCATCAGGAACAACATCATCATATACAGATGTTGTAGATTCTTTAGAAGATTTTTGTTCTTGTGGAACAACTGTTGGAGTAACTGTTGGAACAGGTTGAGACTCTTCTCCAACTACACCCCCCGTAGAAGGGTTGTTAGATACATTATCCTCAATGTTTTCATTGTTACCTTCTACAGGCTGAGTAATTGTTTCTGTATTCTGTTCTGTATTCTGTTCTGTATTCTGTTCTGTAACATCATTTGCACTTTGTGTTATTGTTTGTTCTTCATTTGTTTCAGTATTTTTTTCTTCATTTGTTTGACTAACTTGTTGTTCTTCTTGTTGAGCAGCTTGATATTCCAAAGTATCAGTATTAACTAATTTACCTTGTTTATATATTTCAAGTTTACCTTTTTTATTCTTTTTAAGAATAGGCTTTTCTACAACTTCATAAGGACGTGTCAAATCTACTTCATCAGCATTAGAAAAAAATCTATTATCATTAAGAGCTTTTTTGTCATCTCTTACATCAAGTGTAAAAGTACCATCATTATTGTCATATACTGCTGCACCACCATTATCTGTATTACTATGTCTACTACTAGATAGAACACCTTTTGGAAACCAAAATTTAGCATAATAAGTAGGAGTTCGGTTTTCGGTTTTTTGTGGGTCTACTATTGGCTGATTTTCATCAGTTTGCCCTGTTTCTTGCTCAGTGTTGGCTTGTATTGTTGCTCCTGTAGAATTGTTCACGTCTTGATTTATCGTGTCTGCATTCGCTTCTAAATTTGTGGTGTTTTCCTCACCTTTTTCATTATCATCAGCACTATCTCTACTAGCTTCAATAGCATCATATCGTCTAAACATCATTTCAAGTTGAACGCCAAGATATTTGTTATATGATTTACTTAAAGCAAGAACTTTAAGTGCATCATATAAATCTCTACGTTCATTTTCAGAAAGAGTATCAATATTGTCATTTTCATTTCTATAACGTTTAGATATATAATTTTCTACAGCATTACCATATTTTTTATAAAGAGATAATATAGTTTTATTTGCTTGTTCTATAGCTGTAACACGAGCTTCACTCATAGTGTTATGAAGCATATTAGCATAGCTTTTAACTTCATCTACAGTACGAACAATTTCAGAATTTAACATTTTACTTGAAAGTTCTGTAGCAGCACGAACAGCATATAAGTCATTAAGCTCTGGACTTATTTGTTTAAGAGCAGAAAAACTACTTCCTGCATCTTGCTCAAGAACTTTATATCTTTGCAATTCTTCATCATTAAGAACAGTTTTAGCTCTATCTGATAAATCAAGACTAGTTAAACTTTCAAATGTTTTACCAGACATATCTTCTGTTCTATTTATAATTTGTTTATCTCTATATTCAAAATAGTCAGAAGTGTCATCAGTTGTATATTTTCCATCTTCTCCTTTAGTATATCTAAGAGCTAAAGAAGTAGCAAATACTAGTTCTTCATTTGATAATTCATCTTCAAGAGTTTTTATCTTTTTATTTATATTTTCAAGAGAAATAGTTTTACTAATACTATCTTTTTGACTTGTAACTTCTCGTTTTTCAGCATAAAGTTTACCAAGTTCTGAAGATATAAGACCTACTTTAATATTTTTTGCATGATTTATATTAGGATCTAATTTATCTCTAAATTGATCTTCAAGTTGAGAAATTCTAGTATTAGTTCCTGCAAGAGACAAATTATTTTGTTTAAGAGCTAATCGTGTATGAACATTATTATTAGCCATAATTTGCATATATTCAGCTAATACATCATTTCCTACACGAGAAGAAGCATAGTCTATAGCTGTAAGTTCTTCTTCATACATATTTGCAATTTCATCCATACGACGAACAGCAGAATCTATATATTCTTTAGATTCTGCTTCAATATCAGAAGCACTTTTGCCATTTTCTTCGGCATTTCCAAATACTCCACTTTCTATTAAATTTTTACGAACATTATCATTTTGAAGAAAAGCTTTAAGCATATCGTAATTACCGCTATTCATTGCTCTAAGAGTCATACTAGCAATAAATTCGTCTTTAAGTTTTTCTCTAGCAATATCAGCTTCTTCCTTTGAATTAAATTTTACTTCATTATTTTCAGTAGAATTATAAATATCAACACCTGAATTTATTTTATCAAGTTGTGCTTTATAAGTTGCAAAATCTGTAGCACGAGCTTCTATTTCTGATATACGTCTTTGATTTTCAGGAAGTTCATCAAGTTGATACCAAGGAGTTGATTTTTTAGCTTTTTCGTCAGCTTCAGATTTTTCAAATTTTTGACGTATTCTTCTAAGTTTACTACCTCCATATTGAAAAACTACACCACCAAGTACACCCCAAAATGCAGCATCATGTAATTCTGGAGCTAGAAGATAAGAATGTAGTCTTCCATCAAAACCATTACGTATGTTTTCCCAAACTCCTTTATTTTCTCCTTTCTCGCTACCAAGTAAGACACGACCAAATCTCATACCTTCTTCTGTAGCAATGTAGTTAAGAGCTTCTTCAGCACCTTCACTTAATTCAGAGCCAATAATAAGTTTAGAACCATAAAGTTTATCACTAGTCCATTCACCTGCTTTTTCTATAAAAGAACGTTGAGATTTAAGTTTAGCAATTTCTTCAGGTTTTTTTCCAAAATATTTTATAGCATCTTTTTCAGCACGTCTTACAGCAGATGGTGTTCCATTAGCATTTTTTAAACCTTTCCAAGCATTTCTAAGTCCATACATTTCTATTACATCCCAACCTACATTATACCAATCAAGTTGGAATGTTCTATCAGCAGCAGAACTTGAAACATATTTAGCAACACTATCTTTATCTGTTATATCTACTCCTGCTTTTTCCAAACTTTCTTTATTTTGTTCTATAAAAGCTTTATAATTATCATCATCTTTAAGATATTCAGAAGCCTCAACATACATATCATTATATGTTTGTCTAGCTTCTTGATAATTTTCCATTGCTCTACTAAGAGCAGCAGTTGTTGCATTTTCTAAAAATAAAGAAGTTTGTTTAGCTGTACTAGCACTAGTAAGAAATCTTTGTACATCATTTAATTTAGTAGCTTTAGCAATATCTTCTGCACTTTTACCTGCTTTTCTTAGAGCTTCTGCTTTTTTCATTTTACTATTAACACCACTAATAGCTCTTACAGCATTTCTAGTTCTAGAACTTATTTTACCAAGTTTTCCAAGATATGAAATACCTCTTGTAATACCAGTACTAGGTATAAGAAGTGTTAGTGAACTAACAATACTTGGAATATTGCTAGCCCACCATCCTGGATCAAGTAATCCACCATTACTTATATGTAAATTTGGATCACTATAAATAGGTGCAAAATTACGAAATTCTTCTTGTTTTTCTTCAAGAAATTTACTAACAGGATTAGAATAATCCCCATCAGAAAGACCTATACCTTGACCAATTAAATCAAATAAATCACTAAAACCTTTTACTGTTCCAATAGCAAATTCAGAAACTACAGCTTGAGCAAGAGCATTACCAAATTTAGCAAATGTTCCTTGTTGTTCTGCAAGTTGTGAATCAAGATTTTCCCAAGGATTCCAATTCATACCTTCTGCTCTATATTTATCAGCAGTTTTAGAATCAATAGAATATTGATTTATTTCATCTGCTACAGCCATATTTATAGCAGCATCATTATCAGGCTCTAAATCCTGAACAGTAATACTTCTAGATTGTATATTCTTTTTAGATTTAGAGTTAAAAAGAGGATTTGAAACTTCTTTTTTACCTCCTTTATTTATAAAATCAAGTACATCCATAATTAATCATTATTTATAATTGCAGCCATAATTTTGTCATAAATATCAAACACATCTTGATATTTATAATAAAGTTGATATTGCATCTTAGAAGCATATTTATCAGCAACTGTAGCTCCAGCTCCTTTTTTATTAAATATATCTTTTATTGTAACGCTATCACCAAAGGACACTTCTGGATGAAGTTCATTAGCTGCTTTTACAGCTATAGCACGAGCCATATTTTCATAACCAACTTCATTATACATTGTACCTTCTTTATTGATAAATTGATATTTAAGATTATTAACAGCATCTTCAATAATCATGCTTTTGTTAATTGCAGTTGTTGCTTCATTTTTATCTATTTCTTGTCCGTTACACCAAAATCTACCATCCATAGAAGAATAAATTTCTTGACCATCAGTTGTTTTAAAACTATAACCATAATCTTGCATTGAATTTATTTCTTGAACAGCACGAGAAGAAGTATTTCTATTTATTTTTTCTTGTGCAAGTTCAGACATAAATCCAGGAATAAATACTTGCCTACGACGACGTTTAACTTCATTTCTATCGTCATCATCTGTTATATTTTTAGAATCTACTTCATCTGCATCTATTGTAACAAGTGTTCCTATTTGTCCATTTGATATCATAGCATTAAAATGAAGACTTTTAGGATTAGCAGCAGTTATACTTTGAATTATTTCAGAACGTTGTTTATTATCTAATGAAACTAATGTTTCATCTGTTGATTCGTCATTATAAGCATTACTAAACATTTCATAGTTGCCACTACCTAAACTTCTAATAGCTTGGTCTAATATACTATCAACACTTTTTCTTTGTTGATTATATTCTTGTTGAGTTATTTGACCTGTAGCAAGCATTTGATTTAGCTGTTCAAAATTATCATCAAGAGATGGGCCAATAGTAGAAGAATAATCTTTTTCCGCCATATTTAATGCACTAAAAGCTTCTGTTTTAGCTTCATCAGCATCAGTAATCATATTGCGCATTTCACTCCAACTTTTACTTCTTAAAAGGGATGTATCTTTTATTTCTTTTCCGTCTGCTGTGTACCCTTTAAGTTCAATATCATAGTCACTACCTCTACTTATATCTCCTCCTGTTGTTGAAGGAATAGCATTATAAATTATTTTATTTGCTAAAGGATTAGACTTATCAAATTTAATTGTAGTATATCCATCTTTATGTGTTATTTCTACTCCAGCAGATTTAAGTGCAGCCTCATTAAGTCCACTATTGACATAAAAAGCTTCTACACTTCGTTCAGTATTATCTTTAGCTAACCAATCTATACCAAATAGCGTTTGCTTTTCTGGAGCAAAAGTAAAAGATATAGCAGTAGCTTCTTTATCTATTTCGTCACTATATCCTATTAATCCTTTTTTATGTGTACTCCCTAAATGCTGTTTAAAAATACCAAATTGTTTAACATAAGGATTATCTGAAAGTCGATCAAGCCCACCATCAACAAATACGTTGTCTAAAAATGATATTTTATTAAGTTTGTCTGTATCATCTATTCTACCATAGACAGCAGCCATTTTACGACCTTCTCTACGAAGATTTAGAATATCATTTTCATGTGCTCGTTGAGTAACAGGGTCATCAAAATGATAACTAGAAGCATAATCTGCTGCATCTTGATATTGTCTATTTGCTATAAGTTGTTGAAAATGACTATTATCAAATTTATATTTATTCATACTATCCCCTTGTGGAATAGCAGATTTATTAGTTGGGTCATAATATGAATAATTACCAAAAGATATTTTCATAATTTCATTATTTTTAAGTTATTATTTTGGTTGCTGTTGCTGTTGTGATTGTGGTTGTTTGCTAAATCTAAAACTAATTTTATCCGCAGACTGTCCAAGAATACCGAAATTATAAGTTCCGTTAAATCTTACAGGAGCACCTTTCCAAAATCCTGTATTTCGATTATAAGGAACACCTGTTCCAATACTTCCTCTAACACCAGAACCAGCACTTTGATAATCATTGCTTTTAAAATTTTCATTTCCACTAGTTGTCCATTTATATGCTAATGTATGTGCGTATCTATTATTAGTAACCATTCTAGCATAATATTCTTTATAACTAATAGGAGCTTGATTTTTATACATGAGTTCTTTACGAACATCTAATTGATCTTTTATTATAGTCTTATTTGGATCATCATCAGCAAGATTATCATATTGTTTTTGAAGTCTTTCCAAATCAAATCTTGCAACATTATATGCTTGTTCTGCTTGACGATAACCATCAGGTGCTGAACTAAGAAGTTCATCGATATTTTCAAGAATATCTTCTACAGTAATTTCTTCTGTACTATTACTCCTACTCCATTTATTTCCATCGCCTGTACCATCTATATTTGTAGTACTATGTCCTCCACCTCTTGTAGTAGAACCTTTTTTAGGAGTTATAAGTTTATAAGCAGTAGCTGCATGTTCAGCCCAACTTAAATCTTTAACTGGTGTTGATTCTGCTTTCCAAGGAGAACCTTCAATATAATTACCTGAAGCATCTGTATTATCAGTATAAGAATATTTATTATTCTTAACCCACCAATCAAACGTATTTTGACTGATTTCTCCTCTATCTCTACGAGCTTGTTGTGTTTGTAATTCTTTTTCATACGCATCTTGTGCTCTCATTCTACCAAGAATACGAGGGTCTTGAAGTACAGAACTAGCTAATGAAGTAGCATTACGAATAGCAGCACCATAATCTCCAGAATCAATACTTGATTGAACTTGATTTTTAATATTACTTTTATATCCTTCAAACCATTCAGCTTCAGAAGGATTAAGTTTTGTTTCAATTTCACCAAGTGTTCTATCAATAGCAGCTTTATTTTGAGCTGCTTCTTTCATACGAGCTTCTTTTTGAGCTAAAGACCTTTCGAGAAAACCCATATCAGCAGCATGGTATTCATATTGTGATGGAGTAAAAACAACAGGATTAAGTTGTGCTGTTTTAAGACTCATTGTAGGTATATTTGGCATAATTGTTATAATTTAAGAAAAGTTATAAGCAGAAGCTAATTCATTAGCATATTGTTTAAGATTACTATTAGAACTGTTTTTCCAAGTGTTCCAAAGATTGTATGCTTGTCGTTTATTACCTGCTGTTTTTGTATTTGCTATAAGATAATCAACTTTATTTCTACTATCAGCATTAATTAATATATTTTCTCTATTTGCTCTTTCAGTCATAAGACCATTAGCTACAGAAGTGAAGCCTTGTGTAGAAGCAGATAAAGCAGAACTAAAAGCATTAGCTCCAGTTTGTAGTCCTTGTGCTTTAGCAATACTAGATTGAGTAATAGCATCAGCATTAGCTTGTCCTATACCAGCAATCTTTTGATTTTCAATATCATTATTATACTGAAGTAACGATAAACGAGCAGCATTATATCTTTCATTTGCTTGAGCATCACGATTTGCATTTTCATTTGCAACTTGTGTAATACGTTGTGCATTTTCTTGTTTAATACTTTCACGAATTCTATTTGCTTCAGACTCAATCCTATTTATATTGTCGTTATATTCTGTTTCAGCAAGAGTCATTCTATCTTGTGCAGCAGCACCACTCATACTATATCTTTTAGAATTAGTAAGTCTACGTTGCAAAGCTCTATCTTCAGCCGCAGTTTGAGCATTAGTGTTGACTATTGCTGCACGAATAGCAGGCATTGAATGAACAGCAACATAATCATTTTTGTTAATAAGATTCATATCAATACCGTGCATTTGTCTATAAGCATCTGCAAGAACACCAGCAGCTTGCATATTAGCATCAGCCATAAGATTAGCAGCTCTTTTACTTCCATCTTGTATAATCCAAGCTCCACCTAAATTACCTAACGCATTTATACCTGCACCTGCCCAATTACTCCAAGCACCTGCTTCAGCCTTATGTCGTCCACCACAAGCTAGTTTTTTACGAACAGAAGTACCATTTTTAGCTTTATTATCTTTGCTATACATGTCATTAATAGAACCGTATGCTACTCCTGTAGCAATAGGTGCCATTCCATCTCTACTTAAATCAGGAACTTGAGTAGCAAAAGGAGAATTATTATAAGTTAGCCCTCCAATCATACGTTTATTTGTTTTACCACTGTCAGATATACCATTAGCATTTTTAATTTGTTCTTGCATCATAAATGCCATAAGAGGATTCATTCCATTATTCACAGCTTTAGCTGGATTAAATCCTTTAATAGAATGTCTACTAATAAACATAGCGTCAGTAGGAGTTACTAAAACATATTCTCCTTGATTTCCATTTTGATTACCTTCACCTTCAATAACTTTTCCATTAGCAAATTTAAAACCAACTCCAGTTTTATGTTTACCAGATTTAGTTTTATGATAATGTTCGTGATCGTTACCTTTTATTTCGTACATATCAAAACCTTCAGGAGTAACACCAACAGGTACTACTCCTCCACCATCAGTAACAACAAAAGGCATATTAGTTGGACTATAGCTCCCCCGTAGAAGAGTGTCATCTTGTCCATTAGTTGATTTCATACTCATTCTACCACCATTACGAACTTGTATTTTCGCAGCATCAAGTCTATCATTTACATTTTGTTGACCTGTAAGCATTTGAAGATTAAGCTGAATATCTTTTTGAAGTTCACGATTTTCAGCATTTTGTTCTTTAGTAAATTCAATAGAGTGTTCTTGTAATTCTTTAGATTTATTTGTTTGATCTTTAAGAGCATTTGCTTGTCTTGTAGCAGCATTAATTGTAGCTTGAGCTTGCTGTTTAGCAGCATCACTAGTGGCTTTACTACTTATTCCAGCAGCAGCCATTTGTCCTGCTACATTTATTGCAGCAGCACCAAGAATGGCAGCTTCTTGTGAACCAAAAGGAGCTTTTGGCCTACTATTTATAGTTTTTAATTTACGTCTTACCATAATATTGTTTTAATATTTTTGATTATTTATAAGTACATTTTCAAATTTAACAGGGGTTCCATTGATAAAACCAAAAGTTAGAATAAAATATCGACCATACACTAAACTGTTATTATCAGAATTAGGATGTCGAGTTTCTTTCCCATCATTAACAACTAAATCAACACCTGGTTGATTAGGATATTTATAAATATTATCTGCATTAAGAGCATTTCTAAAATAATTAGCAGTCCAAAAGCCTAAATTATATTTAAATCCTTTATAGTCTAATAATGAGTTAGGTCTTGCAATATCATCAACATTTGTTATAACAGAAGTTGATTTACATTCATCTGTAATTGCAAAAAATTCTTTAACAGGATTTATTTTTGTATTACGAGATATATCAAGAATAGTTTTATCTTTAGCTGTATTTGCAAACATATTTGTTTTATTCAAATCTGCAATATATTGGATACTATCTAAAGATGCTCTTTGAGATTCATCAGGAAAAAGAATAACAGATATTGAATGTTTACAATCTTTATAAGTTCCTTCATCTGGGGCATCTGTAAGATAACTATCTGTTGTAGCACCACCATATAAAGCATCCGTATTTATAGTATCTGCCTCATTAAATAAAGTACAAAATGTTTTATTATAAGAATAACAAATGTCTCTACTATTAAATGCGTTTCTGAGAGTAATATCATGAAGAGAAATAAAATGTTTAGTTTTATAATTAAAACTAATAGTTATTTCTTTTGTGTATTCAATAAAGAAATTTATAAGAATACGAGTATTCTTATCATCATGAATCATTTTGCATCCATAAGGTTTATAATATTTAATAATTTTAAATATATCTTCATCTATTTGTCCAAGTTGAGATTGACCTGAATAACCAAACAAATGATTACTTTGTCTATCATAGAATATATAAGTATCAAATGTAACACAACCAGAATATTTATTATCAATACCTGCATATCCATATTGTGAATCACATATTTGTGTAATACCATTAGTAAATGGGTCAGATTCTTTTAATTCAATATCTGAATTATTTGAAACAAGCATTTGACTAGCATCAAATTTATAAAGAGAACCTTTAGTATGAACAAATATATTATTTCCTATAGAAAACAGTTTAACAATAATTCCTCTATCTGTAGGAATATTATAATAATCAGAAGATATAAATTTAAATACAGAATTATTAAATGTTTCATCAGATAGAACTGTACTTACTCTAATAGTATTATTAAAATCTACTCGTGTACTGCCATCATATTCTCTAAATAGTTTATTTCTATAATTTTTATACATACTTTTAAGTTCATATATAAAACTTAAAGTAGCAGAATTTATAACTTTAGCAACTTGTTTTAATCCAGAACTAGCATTACCTACACTGAAAATTTGATCATTAACATCTTCTGTAAGACTTAAATAATTCAAATTAAAATTACTTCTAATAAAATAAGTAATGCTATTTTGAATTGGTATATAACCATTAAACTCACTAAGACTTAAAGTATTAGAACGTTTAGCACTATATACATCATTTCCTGAAACATAACAGCTAGAAGACAAATCAAAATCTGGTTTTTTAACAAGACAAAAATGAGAACCATAAAATCCTTTATTTACAGTAGTAACACTTGTTTGTTTAAGTGGATAATATGGACTGCATTTAATAAGATTATAATTCTTTTCTTTACTTATATCTCTATCTATTACAATATAAAGTCTATCATCAGAATAATTACCATAGTCATTCCAACTAATATAACCACAATTACCAAAAGCAAGAGTAGGAAATGAAGAACCACTAGAATAATACTTTGCCTGTGTAGCTACAATAACTTCATTTCCATTACTATTTATTTTTATTATCTTTATATCAGTATTTATATTGTACAATAGACAATCTATTTCAATACAATTTACTATATTTGTATTATTATTTACTTTTCTATAATTAAAACATTCGATTATTTGTCTTCCTGTATTAACTATAGAAAAGAAAAATCCTTTATATTTACTAGCAGGAGGTTCAGCATTATAAGCAAATGTTAAATTAATAATATCTTTATTACTATTAACATCATCTGTTTTTACCGTAGTTAAAAACTTACCATTTGTGATTATATGATTATCATCAACATAATGAACATAAACATTATATTTAGATAATGGCATAAGTGTAGCAGCTTGATTAGTCTTTTCAGTTGTATCATTTGTATCAATATAAGTATCTTTAACGTTAAAATTACATACAGACTTCCATTCTGTAGTTTTAGCATTTATATAAAACCTTTTATTAAAATGAAGATCATCATTTACAATCTCTTCTGTATCAAGTGTAAATTGTACAGACTTAAAGACAGCAGTTGCTGTACAAGTTCTTACTATATCTCCACTAAAATTAAATACTAAAGCTCCATTTTCATCTATACCAACAACTTTATTTTTTATTGTATTAAAAACTTCATCTGTTATTTTATTTTTTATCGAATAATATATTGATGAATTATTTGCATTTTCATATCCATAGTCTTTATCATTTGTACTACCTATATAATTAGATTTATTCATATAGCTATAAAAGCCAATAGGATAAGTTTTAGCACCAGAAGAAAATTCTATATAACAATATACTAATCTATTTTTACTTTCTATTTCATCTTTTATATTTTTCTCTATAAAAGCTTTAGCTTCATTAGAAAAACCTTTATTTCTAGTTGGCCAATAATCATTAGTAGTTTTATTTGCTACACCATAAATCTTTGTTAACTTATTAAAACGATATGTTCCATTTCTAAGTTGAGTATGTGTATTAAGATCTTTTTCATCAGTAGAACCATAAATAAAAGTGAAACCTAAAGCATCCCATTGATGTGGTTTTTCTGTATCTCTATCATATAACCATAAATCACCTTCATGCCAATGTTCAACTATACCTATCTTACCACCATTATATAATCGTTCTTCTGTATATCCAAATATAGCACTGTCATAAGCATCATTAAAAATATTATAAATTGTACATAAATCAGGATCATCTTTATAATCCCATTTTATATCAAAACTAGCTATTTTATCTTTTTCTAATGTATTTCCTTTATATAGATTTGACATATCCCAATCAAACATATATGATTCTAAAATAGAAGAAATAGCCTTGTCAGCACTTGATTTATCATAATATCCTAAACTATTATTAAATACAAGGGAAGTTTCATTAAGTTTCATATTACGATATGAAACATTGTCACTTCCGTTATTATCTGAATGATTATACCCTATAATTATTGGTTTGCTTATTTCATCAACATTTTCATTTATATTACTTTCAACATAATTACTAATATATAATTTATTTTTAAAACTAGTTATATTACGAACATTATATATTTCATAAGTAGTAGCAAGCAACTCATCTATATCAACATCTGTAACATGATCATAATCAAAATAAATTTTATTAGTATTAATATCAAATTCTTTCCAAGCACGAGCATTAGTCGAATCATCATGAGAAATAATAAATCCTAATTGAAAACTTTTATATAAAGATTTAGCAGAATCATTAACAAATGAAACATCAAATATAAAAGATTTAGCAGAATCAATATGATAGTTTATATAACTAAGGCCTCCTTGAAGTGTATTTATTTTAGTAGAAGTTCCACCAAAAATAGGACAACTACAAAGATACCAATTAGTATAAACATCAGTTCTAATTTTATATCTAATAAAAAATACATATGTTCCATTAGGTATAGTTTTCGCATATGTATCATTAAGAGTAAGATTACACATAGGAACTCTAGGAGCTTGTGTATAAATACTCTCATCATCTGTGTTTTTGCAAAAAGAAAGATTTATATGTTTTATTGGAATAAGTTTAGTTTTACTGCTTATATATTCAGCAATAGAAAGAATCTTTTCTCCACTAATATTAGTAGTTACAGTTCCATCTATTTCTCCACCGCTATATTTCCAACCACATTGTATTTTTGTAGCAGTTTCAGTTTTTTCATTATATTCATATATTTCACTATTATTATCAGTATGAGTGAAAATATAAATTATACTATCTAAACCAACTATATGCCCAACAATCTGTTTTCCTGAAAAAGCAGATATATTATTATAACCAAAATCAGATACAAGAGAACCATCAGAATCAAGTTTCATATTTTTAGCAAACATAAGACTTCCTTCTTCACAATTCTGAGGATTTTGATTAAGATTTAATTTAGGTATTACTCTCATATTATTTTAGTTTCTTGGAAGAAAAGTACTATTATAAAAGAAATTATTCCAACCATCAGAACTATGACTGATTGCTATTTTAACAGAAGCCATAGCTTTAGGTCTAAGAGTATTCCATTGTATATATGGATTAAGAACTTGATTAGGACTTGAAAGACTATAAACTTGGTGCTTACTACCTCTACTAAGATATTTAAATAAACAATACCAAGCAAGTGCTTCAAGAAGAAGACCGTTGTCATATATGTAAGGTACTTGACATTGATAATATTCATCAAAATAAGTAGCAGTTTCATAACTTTCTACTTCAATTTCATCAGTGTCAAAGTTAAGTTCTATATTGTTTCCATCAAGAATAAAATTATGATTTCTATTTGATGTTACAACAGTTCCAACAGTCATAAAGTTAATTCCTGTTTTATTGGCATCGTCAATAACAGCAATTTCTTGTGGTATAGTTTTTGAAGTTTTACTACAACCACAAGAATTATCACTATTTAGTTCTGTTATTTCACAACCATGTTTATCATAAACTTTAAGTTCTTTAGCATTGATTATACATGGAAATTGAGCAACTCTATTACTAACTTCAAGTTTTCTACGTTTTCTTTCCATTGGTAGAACTTGCATTTGTGATAGAGCATCTATAGTCCAAGCTGCAACTCTTGGAATCCAATCAGATTCACTGATATTAAAATCATTATCTATTTTACCTATTAGTCTTGACAAAGGTAATTGGTTTTTGAGCTTCATTTCTTATAAATTTAGTATATAAAATTTTATCAACTTTATCACACAAAGTAACTTTAGTTTTAAGATCAATAGCTAACTCACAAATTTTCCTTGTATTGTTATCACAAAGTTCAATTAGTTCATCATTAGTTTTTCCTCGTAAAGATCTATGTCGATAATCTCCAATTTCAAGTTTAAAAGTACTACCACCAGAAATCTTACAATCTATAAGAGGAATTTGATAACAATATTCATTAAAAATAAATACCCTTTTATCTTTAGCTTTATATTCTATTCCATTACGAACACACCAATCAGCTTCTTCTTTATTGTAAATTCTTTCACCTTTTTCTTTAAGTTCTTTTTCTTTCTTTTTAGTAGCAGCATAATCAAGCATAGGTTGCTTTTTATCAAAGACACAACGATTAACACATATCCAACCTATACCATTACTAAAAGAATATCCTTGCCCTTCAAGAATTAATTTTTTATGAACTTCAGTATAATATACTCTAAGATATTCTGTATATTGTTTAAGTGTAAGTTTTAAACATTTATTATAAAATTCTATATCTTTAATACATTGATATAATTCTTTCTGTTTAGAAGCTAAATCATAAAGATTATATAAATCAGTAACAAGTTCATAATTATTTTGTTTATTTATAAATAAACCTTTAGCTACTTTATAAAATGTACCTGTTATATATTCATTATTCTTAAATTCAATATAATCGAAAAGTTTTATTCCAAACTCTGTTTCATATGTTTTAGCCCAAGAAGAAACATTAGTATGTTTTATATCAACGTCTTCTTTTAATAGTTCTTTTAATTTAAGAGCATCTTCTAGTTTTTGTTTATTACTTTCCATAAACAATTTATAATATGTTCTGAAATTAACAGGTGTTTCTTTAATTGCCATATTAGTTAAACTTTATAGTATCTGGTATTTCATTAGTTTCACGAATAGTACTTAGTAAATCTCGTTTATAAATAATATCTTTAATTTGTCCAATCATATCTTCAGACAAAAGAAATTCATTTTCTTCCATGAGAACATCCATACTATCTACTTCTTTATTTGCTATTTGAATTTCAGTAGGATGTTCAAATGCAGATTCTATTATTATTTTTTCAAGTTCAAAGGCTTTATTATCAGCAGGAAATATATAAATATAACCATTTATATAATCATAACATGGTATACCACATAAACCAGGAACTGAACTTCTAAAACGAGCAGAAGTTTCTTTAATAAAAGGAAATTCTCTAGAACTTCTATAACCAACAGAACTAACTCTATCAAATGGAAGATTATTAGTAAGTCTTACAGGTGTAGGAACTTTTTGACAACTACGTTTAATTAAAGTAACATCAATATCTTCCATTCCTTCTGGAAGTTCAATTTCACCATCATAAACATCTGTAAGATTAACTTTAAATCTTTGAACTAGTCCTTTATCAACATATCCATGATTTTCAAAACTTCTGCGAATAACTTCATTTCTAGTATGAATTATAAGAAGTTTAATGTTTTCTCTAAGAGATTTATTGTTAGGCTGTTTAAGAGAATGAGCAAACTCAGAAACAAGCATTGCTATACTAGCCATATCTTAATCAATTTTATTATTAAAAATACTCCCTCGCAGATGTTGTGCAGTAGTACACTAACTAATTATTATACTAACACTATTATAATAACAATTAAATTTCACAACTTTTCTACGGGGGAGCGCATTATCTAACTTTGTAATATGCTCCATAAAGCACAGAACCTAAGCTATTTTCGATTTAATATGCTTGACTGATGTCTCCATCATAAATCATATTTGAGTGTCTTAAATCGCTTGAAAATAATTATAATAATTTATCATTATTATCTTATTTAATTTTAGAATAATAACCAATATTAAATTTTTCACATATAGGTTTGAATATCCAAGACCAAGATACAGGAGCAAGAATAAAACTATTAAAAATTGTTTTACTATCACTTCCTGTAGCATAATAAATAACAGCAGTTATAATACTAATTACAAGAAATATAAGACGTTTATTACGAGTACTAATTTGACTTTTCTTTTTATAATCTGTATAAAGTTTAATAGCAAGATATGTTGCTATATTAACAATAATACAAAAAGGAAAATCAAAACTTTCTAATGTTTTGTTTACAACTTCTAAAATTATTGTCTCCATTATTATCTTTATTATTTGTTATATATGTTTTACTATCATCAGCAAATATATTAAAAATCCTCGAATTAACCAAATTTTTATGTATTTTTAACTTTTAGATTATATATAGAATCTTCATTATTATATAAAATAATAGTAGTAGCAATTTCACAATTACTACTACTATACTTAAAATTAACATCACAATTATAAACAATTAAACTTTTATATCATCATTTCCCAATCTATTACAATACCACTTCTACACATATCTGCATACCAACGATTAAATACAAGACCGTCATATCCATCTACGTCATCAATGACATCTTTAACATATAAACATAAATGTTGCTCGTCAGGTACACTACTACCAAGAAAATCAGCTTTACACATATTAGCTACATATACATAATCATAAAGTTGATTATTTTCAATTTCAACACGATATGCTTTAAGTAAAGAATCTATTTCTTCTTTTTCTAGTTTAACTAGATGAACTACACCCCCCGTAGAAGGGTTGTGAGCTTCCATTTTACTAATAGCAAAATCACATAGTTTTCTATTAAAATGCCTACCATTATAACGAAGATAATGTTTCATATCTTCAGGCATATCGTCATAAATATCTAAACTATCTCTTTTCATATTATTAGAAATTAAAAAGGAGAGAAGAATATTCCTCTCTCCAATTATACTTAGTTTAATTAGTATCGAGGACGCATACCTCTACGATTGTCTTGATTATAATCATCGTCATCATAATTATCATAATCTTCATCGTATCTGCGACCTTCAAGTCTGCCATCTCTACGAGTTCTTGTTCGACTTTCAGATTCATGACTTTCAGAATATGCTTCTTCAAGACATTCCATTACTTCACAAGCAAGTTCTTTAAGCTTACGAACCTTATGCTTAAGAGCATTAGATTTATCTTTTTCTATTACAATATACATAACTTTACAATTTTAATGTTGGATTACTATTGGATGATAATACATTTAGAATTTTATCAAGTTTTCCTTCCATACTTGAAACTTTTGTATCTAAACTATTAATCCTATCATCACGTTCTTTATCTTTAGCAAATTGAGGATTAAGTTCTTTAAGAACCTCTTCACATCGAGCTACTTGATTTTTATAATCTTCAATATGTTCTATAACATAGTTAGCATGTTGGAGAGTAGCTTCTATTTCAGATTGAATTGTTTGTTTACTTTCAGCAATAATAAGATTACCGTTATTATAACTAACAGAATTATTGTTAGCAGGAATATTGTTATAATCTACATTATTTCCATCTACTTTAACCTTTAGATTTACAACCATTGTATTAATACCGTCAGTTGCAAATACAGGTGTTGTAGTTCCAACAACTTCTCCAATCTTAAAGTCTATTCCATTAGCTTTGTTTAAAATATAAACTCGGCTACCTTGATTAAGAGCTGAAAACATTATACTATAAGTTGAAGTTTATTATTTTGTTTATCAAATACTATAATGTGAAGACCTGCTGTAAGAGCAGTAAGAGCTTCTCCATTACTTGCCAAGAGAGGAAGAGTGCTATTATTAACCATAATTTCAAAACCAGTTGCAGTAGCTGTAGCTGCATTAAAATTAATTACCATGATACCAGCAATTCCCATAGCTCTGAAAGTATGATTAGGCATACTAAACACAGCATTAGCAGTAGCACTGCCAGCAGTCGTTTGAGTAGCAGCTACTAAAGGTATACCGCCACGATTACCAATGAACTCATTATTTAAAGCCATAATATTACCTCCTATAATTTAAAACCAAAAACCATTAAGACCGTTACCACCATTATACATACCATATTGATAAGCAACACAATTTGGTATTGCCTGGAATGGTTGATAAGGAACTGTTACAGTCTGAGGCTGAGCACACTTAATTTCGTTAACAGCTTGAGCAATAGGATTTACAGCAGCAGCTATTTGCTGAGCAATTACTCCACTTTGATGTTCAGTAGTCAGCTGAGTTTGCAAAGCATTAATCTTATCTTGCATTGCTGACTTCTCAGAAGCATCAAGTCTAGCAATAATTCTATCACCAATACCATCTACAGACTTTTCAAGATTGCAAGTCTGGTCACGAAGAGCATAACCAACATCAGCAAAACCACGAGTTACAGCACTATTTACACCACTAACTGAGTCTTTAATAGCATTAGTTTGCTGAATAGTAGCAATCTGATTTTGATAATTACCCTCTGTAATAGCACTCTTCAAGTTGCAGCAGCAAGTAGCCAACTGATTAGCAAGAGTCATAGTATTCTGAGTACCAGCATTAAGCAAAGCACCAGTAGAAGAATCAATCTTACAACCTACTTGTGTAATACCGTTGTTTACTTGACAAATAGCTGCTTGAATCATATCAACTTTAGTTCCAAACATACTAGCTAATCTTTGAGTTGCAGCACCGTTACCGTTAATAGCTTGCATAAGCAAATCACGTCCATCATTATTACTAACCATATTAGCAAGAGGACCAAGACAACCGCCGCCACCATTCTGAGCTGCGTTACCAAATAGTCCACCATTACGCATAAGAGGATAAAGGAAGAACAAGAAGATTATCCAAATCCAATTACCGCCACCACCAAAACCTCCATTACACATAAGTAGAGGAAGCAGACTGTTAACATCACTAGAAGTCTGACGAGTTCCAGCATCAGGGAACATAAAAATTTTAGAATCGTCCATAACTATTGAATAATTAAATAAATAAAAAGATTAAATTTGTACATTACCGGTATTTGTACAATGCAAAGTTACAATATTAATGTTCAGTTCACACAATTTTGCTCAAAATAAAGCAGTCTGTCTAATTACCAATGAATTAGACAGACTGCTTTATAATCATCCAATACAGGCCATCACAGAGCCTTATAAGCCATATTTTTCTTTATATTCAGCTATATGATTTTCTACTTCATCTTGCCACCAATATTTATTACCACCAAGAGTTTTACGAGGACGTGGTATTCTACCGTCAGTAACCATTCTTGTAAGAGTAGAACGAGAAACATTAAGATACCTTGCAAGTTGTTCTGCATTTAACTTTCTATGAATAAGCATATTTGCTATTTCAGTCAATTCTCTATCATCAACTTCACAAGTATCATCTTCTATTCTTTGAGCCATTTGTCTAAAAATAGAGGCAATAACTTTCTTAGTTTTAATCATGATTTGAAAAATTTAAGATATATTATTGTTAACATTGTTACTATTGTTATACATACAAATAATATAAAGTAGTTTGCATCATTAAGTGGTATTCCAATATAAAAATCATAAATGTTTAAAACATCAATAAGAATACTGTAATGTAGAAACATTCTGTAATAACTACAAAGTTGAAAAGTATAACTAGCAACATAAAGATATATAATTGGTAGTAATGATATACCACCAATATAATTTAATGGAATATCATTACTACCTAAGAAACTTAGAAAAGAATTTATACAATGAACAATAGCTATAAGAATTGGTATGACTTTTGTTATAAGTATAAATTTTCTAACAGTATTTCTATTCAAACTTTCCGCCATTTTCAAAACTTCTACGACCAGATTTTGTAAAACCAGCTTTAGGAATCATAGGATTAGCTCTATTAGAAGATCTAGTAGGATTACTTTTGGAATTTGTTATACGAGGAGTAACAATTCTTTTTCTAGTATGTGCCATAATTTATTCTATTTGAATGTTAAGTATATCAGGATATTCTTTTGTTATATCATAAGTAAGACAATCTTCTATTGATTCAAGTTGTTTTATTTCTGCATAATGTTTTTGAGTATTGTCATAACACTTTTTAGCATACATTTCTACAGCAGTAAGAAGAGCAAGTGCTTTATCTATACTAACCTTTATAGACATAGTGTTAAACCAAAGAGTTGTAACATCTATTCCTTTACTTTTTTCAAGGTTAATAGTGTTAAATAGTACAGCACGAGTTAGTTTATCAAGCCAAACCTTCTTATTATTAAGAATAAAACAATTAACTTCTGCACTACTATCATATTCTTTTTGCAAAGATAATAAATGATTTTTAATATCAAACAATGTAGGCTTATTCTTAACAATTATTGATACTATTCTTGTATCGCTGTTATCTTGTTCACTTTTTTCTATATTTTTTGAATTAGGTGATAACCTAAGAATATGTTTATCATTTGTAGGATTGATACATTCTAATCCTACAAGTTCATTTTTTTTAATATTTATCCAACGCATATAATTATATAGTTTAATTTTACTTTCATTATTTATATTTTATAATTCTTCTGTAGCATCATCTATAATATAAACAGTATATTCAGACCCGTTATACATCAAACGAACACCTGATACACCACCAGGATACATAGCGTCACGAGAATCAATATGGCTAATTCCATTATTAGAATAATTACAATAACCACCTCTATATATTTTATGGTTTGCATAATTAAAGAATGCACTATCGGTAAAACCAGTATCAGCATTAACACCATTATCATAAGCTTTAGGTATTATATCTGCATGATCACCAAATATCATTTTTTTTATATATCCCATACGAGCATTTGTTATGCTCGTATCTATAATTCTTAAAGCATTTATATCTTTATCTGTATAACATACAAAGGTATTATTCCAGATAGGATAATCTTTAACAAATTCATCTTTAGACTTATAAATGACATCTTTTCCTGTAGACTTAGTGATAAGACAACTACCATTACTGTCAATATAATCTGCTACAAAGTTATTTGCGCTAGGATTACCACTATTTCTTGAAGCAAACATAATATACACATCAGAAAGAGCTTCATCTATATCATCCCAACAACTTTCAAGACCCCAAAAATTAACAGTTTTTATATCAGGACCAATACCTGCTTTAATTTGTTCTTCGCTAGGATTTAAAGCTCCAGTTCCATTGCTATTGTCAGTATCGGTCATATTAAGTTCATCAGTGCTTCCTGTAATTTTTGGATAATATGTGTTGCCAATTTTATTAATTGTACCATAACCACATATTTGTTGACTTCCTAAAGAGCTATAATAACCATAAAATAAAAAAACAAATAATTTTGCCATAGCATAAGTACAATAATTAAAATTATTACCTCGAGCTTTAACCATAGTAATAATATTCTGTAGTTGTATATTAGCTATCGCACGTTTACCTGAAAGACTATAACATTTATTATTTATTTGACAAGCAGGATAAACACCAATAAGGTTATATTGGCTCCATTTACACCATTTACTAGAATCTTCATTTGATGGAAGTTCTTTTGCAATAGTTACAGCAACATAATCTGGATCTGGTTCTGTTTGTCCTTTTGGAATCCAAGCTTCAGTTTTATAATAAATATCACTGCCAAATTTTAAAAATACATCAAATTCTCCATTTTCATTAGAAATATAACTTGCAGCACTAGTTCCATCTGCAAAAATTTTACGATTAGTATCAGAAAGTTGTTTAAGTCTAACGCCTTTATTGTTTATATACTTGCTAACATAAGCATGTGTATTTTTACGAAGCCAAGTTAAAGTATTAATATTAGGATCTCCAGAAAAACCATTATTAGAAATAACAGATAAACTTCCATCTGAATTTAGAATATAGTTTTCAGATACCATATCGCTAGGATCGCTAAGACCTAAATTATATCGTTGATCTATAATGAAAACTACAGGACGCAAACCATAAACATTAAATGTAGTACTATTTGATTTAGTTACAGTATTATTGCAAGCATGTAATGTAAGTATAAGATTAGCAGTACCTTGTTTTTTAGTAAGAATTGTAGTTCCTTGAGTAGATGTGTTTATATCAAGAATATCAGGTGTAGTTGTAGTGTAAGTGTACTTAGCTCCTTTAAGTTTAGTTGAATCCACAGGAATTGGTTTTACAGAAACTTCTACTTGAGAATTAATAGGTATATCTGATTTAGTAGATATAGAAATATCTTCTATCTTTTTAGCTATAACAGTTAAAACAACATCTGGTTTACTACTTGTTGGAATATTATTAAATTCTTCTTCTGAATAATAACTAGGATATGCAGTTAAAGTTAGTTGTACACTCCAAGAAGCATTTTCTTTTGGATCATCAACTACAAGATAACCATTCTTTACTCGTATTCTATCTTTAATATTTTGTTCTGAAATATCACCATCTATAACAAAATTAGAAAAATCATATTTCCATTTAAGAAAACTATGATTAATACCAGTATCTGTATCAATAGAAATAGGTTCATTAGTACCTTCTTTAATTGTGTTTGTAGCAAGAGCGATATTAAAAACATCATCAAGTTCTTTGTCACAAATTATATTTAAATCTTTAAATTGGGATTCAAGTGCATATTTAAGAAACTTCTGCATTTTACGACTAGACGTAGTAATATATCCGCTAACTTTACTTTCTATATTTTTATTTTGCCCAATCGCAATAAGTTTTTTAATTTGGTCGTTTGTAAGAATAATAGGACTACTTTTAGTCCCATTATTCCAAGTATATTTGTTTAGTTTCATATTTATGAATTTATAAGATTATATATTTTATCAATTCCAAAGGTTGCTGCTCCATAATTATTAGAACCAGTTATAGAAATTTCTCTAACTTCATCCATACTTTGAGCATTTATTTCTTTAATATTTGGTTTATTAGTAAGAGTAATCTTTGTAAGATTTGCAGGAAGATTTACAATTTTAAGATTATCTGTAGATGGTAAAATAAACTCTTCAATTTTATTGTCATTACGAGCTTCAAGTACTTCAAGTACAGGAAATACTGTAAGATCAATAGTACCATTAAGATTAGTTAATCCTGCAATGTTAAGTTTTTTACAACAGCCAAATACAAGTCCTTTAGTATTAAGATCTACAAGATTTGGATTATTATAATCATATTTATTTCCGTTTGCATCTTCTACTTGTTCATATCTTCCAATATTAATTTCTTCAAGATTTACAAGAGTTCCCCAACCAGTATAAATAGAACTTATATACCAATGTGAAAGGTCATTAATAGTCTTAATATTTTTACAGCCTCTAATACCAATACGAAAATCTCCACCACTTTCATTTACAATATTATCAGCATTTGTTTTAAGCGTTACTTTCTGACTAACTCTATTAACTATAATATTTCCTTCAACTACATCATTTACTTCAATAAAAGCTTTATCATGAAGCGTGTTACCTATAGTAAGATAAGAGTATGTTCTTTCATAAGCAGTAAGCTCAATAGCCCATCGTTTTGTACCATTAGGACCTGTATGCCAATATTTATTTCCTGCATCAGGTATATTAGCAAAACCACTAACATTAAATTGAACATTATCTGTAGTAAAGTCACTAGACGCTCCACCAAATACGTAATTCTCTCCACCTTTAAAATAACAACGATTTTTTACAAACCATTCATTATGTTCTTTAGCAGAACCATGAGCTTTCTGATAATCTGAACTAATACTTGTATATGAATATTCAGAGTTAGCATTATATATCATTGCATTGTATAAGTCAACTTGATTATCGTGCATATATTTTAGCATACCTTCAGAAGTTAAAATACCACCAGCAAATAAATGGTTGTAAATAGTTTTTATTTCTTCTGAAAATACTTCAAATATAAGTGCCCAAAAATCAGGTCCTCTACCTTCATGTTTACCATCATAAAGTCCATCAGTATAAAGAACATTATAAAGGAATTTAAAGAAGTTATCATTATCACAACCAAGACCAGAGTCAAAATCATAACCAAGAAGTCTAAGAAGTTTTTGACGTTTACCATAATAATCAGTTATAATATCTTGCTCCCCCGTAAAGAAGGAGAAAAATTGATTTTTAGTATCTTGGTCACATAGTAGATGATTATCCATGATAACAGCATTAAATAAAATTTGATTAAGAACAACATAATATTTAAGTTCTTGATAAAATTTACTTTTTCTATTTGCAAGATTATCAACTACTTCTGCTCCATTGATTGAAAGTTTATTGTTATAATTTGAATCGTGTTGACCATTAAGTGCTTGATCTCCTATGTTATAAGGAGAACAATTATATGTAAAATCAAACAATCTTTGAATTGGACCAGTAGTTTCAAGTCCTATATTAGAAGCATCTCTATTTGCAGGAATTATATCACCACATACTGCATCTATATCTGGATATCTATATTCAAGATGTGACAATCCGGCACTACCATCACCTTTCCAAACACCTCCATTACTAATATCATAAGTATGAAAATTACAAATAGGAGAAGCATTATCTCGCCATTCAACAGAGAAAGTTTCATCTTTTTCATCATCATGCCATGTTCTAGTACCATCAGGATTAACAGTCCAATAACCTCCAAAACCAAATACTTTCATATTAGTTTTATCTGTAATAAGGTCGAATTGTCCAGAAAAAGCAGTAATAGCAGCATTAGATGTTGGATCACGAAGAATACTTTGACTATCTGTACGTTTCATTTCAAATGCTATAGATGGAACACCGTCAACACATTGACGAGTTTTAACCATAGCTATTTGTTCAGTACGAGTTAAATTAGGAAAATTTTCAATAACAGAAGCAAGTTCTTTACGTTGTGGTGGAGTTAAACAATCTTCATAAACATAAACACCTTGAACTTGAACAGATGCTAAATATCTAGCACCATCTTCATACATTTTAGCTGTAGGTAAATTTCTAGCTTGAGTAGATTCATTAGGATTCTTTTTCATTGTAAGAAGATAACAAGGTAAAGAATCTTTATCAGGAATAAAAAATACATTAGCATTTTTACCATATTCTGTATATTCAGCTGAAAAGGTTTGAGAAAGATCATCAAACCAATGAAGTTTAATAGTTCCTCTAACATCCCAACGAACATTACCTTTAGTAGAGTCTTTAGTAGACGTTCCTTGACGTCTTGCTCTAAGAGAACCAGGAGTGGCACCTTCAAGCCAATATGTATTTTTGGAATCTATAATACCTTTACCTTGTTCATTTACAGTAAATGAGAATTTATACCAATCCTGTCTATCTGTAGTATTAGTAGCTTTAGTAGAACCTTGATATCCACCTTCAGGAATATTATTTCCAACAAGACTTACATTATTGCAAAAATCTGTTGCAACAACTACAGAAAAAGGTACAGGTCCTCTTTTTTGTTCTGCAAGATATTTACCATAAGCAATAGCTTGTTTTAGAGTTATAACAGGTTGACCTGTTCCATCAAGTTCATAAAAATTATTCTTGTTATACAAAGCAGACATTTCTCCAGCATCGTCTAAGTCCATTGTACGAGTCTGAAGAATATCAAAAGCATTTGTATAAGAATCATAATATCTAAAATCAAACAAGTCAAGTGCAGCTCCATCTCCACCAAATACTATTTCTGTACGATTTGCTAAAAGTTGACTAAGAGTCTGATTAGGAATAATACCAAAACCTGCAATTTCACCATTTATATAATATCTGGCTTCATGTTTTGTTGCAGCACCATCTTGATAATATGGTTGAACTGTAATAGTTAAATCAATTCTAGTATTAGCACTAAACCTACGAGAATTATGACTAGTAGCACTTTGTATTTCATCTGGACGACTAAGAAGATTAGCACCTACTCCAATATAAATACTGTCCCCTGTTACATAAAATCCAACACCATCTGAATCAGAATAGCAGTCTATAATTCTTTTATTAGCATCACTAACACCTGTCACTCTAAATGACATTTTAATAGTAAAACCAGTTGAAAGAATACCACCACCTACACTATTTGCGACAAATTGAGTTGCATTATAAAAAGGATAGAAATTTTTAATTCTAGCACGAGCAGTTCCAACAAGATGAAGATGATTTTCATCTCTCCAACCTGTATTATTATCAAATTGAACATTATTAAATTCTACTTGATAACCATTGTTAGTCCATATATTTTTATCTGCGTCATTGTTTGTTCTATTTTGTGCTGTAAGATAAATTACAGGATTTTCTTTAGCAACCCATGTAATATTACTAGCAGTTGCTTCAAAAATAATATCTACAGAATTTCTAATACGAGGTTCTCCTTGTGGATTTGTAGAAATACTTCCATCTTCATCTAAAAAAGGAACGCCAATTTGAATTTGATTAGAAGTACTAGGAACAAGATATTTCCAAGTGTTACGAGAACGATTGGAAATACTACGCTCACCTTTTTTAACATATTTACGAGTAGTAGAATCCCATTCACGAAGAAGAACAATTAAATTATCTGTATCAGAAAGAGCAGGATCAAATGCAGAAAATACAATATTATAATAATCTTTTTCTACTGCACCTTTAATCTCTTCATAAGTAATATAGACATCATCTGCTTGTGCTCCAACAGTTGTAAAAATACTAGTTGTCAAAGTTTCTGATTTAGTTTCACCATCTTCAAGAAGCAAATATGCTTTGACAATATGAGCACCAGCAGTCAAAGCAGGAACTGTTACAGTTGCTGCACCGGCAGTGTTAAGAGTATTAGTTACAGTTTGAGAACTATTTTCATCAACACTACCTGTTGCTCCAAAGAATTGAACAATAAGTTGAGCACTAGAACCTGTAAATTGTGCTTGAAATTTAAGAACACGAGGATCTACAGTGTTAATTTGGTTATCAGTACTAAGTGTTGCAGACTGACGAGTATATTTAATACGTTTAACAGCCGAAGACAAGCCGTCACTTGTATAAGCTCTAATCTTTATAGTAATAACATCATTACCAATTTGAGCTAAATAAGGAGCTAAATTCGGAGTTTCGAGTTCATCATCTGCACTATTTGACTTAACATCTGTTAAAGTAATAACACTATTACCGATAGTTATTTCTACAGTAAAATCAGGATTATAAGTTCCATCAACAGTACTATTAACTTTATAAAAGAAAGTAACTTTTTCAGCTGTAGCAACAAAAGTTCTATTAAGAGAACCTACAATACTAACTGCAATTTGACTATAATTACCTCCTTGTAGCATAGCTATAGTACTCTTTAAAGCACTCTCTACTTCAGCATGAGAATGACCTTCCCAAGAATCAAAAATATTTTCTATTTCAGCCATAACTTAAATATTTAGTATTTCCATTTTTCTTTACTTTTCCAAACTTGTTTTCCTTTCCATATACGAAGAGCAGCTTCCCATACAAGAACACTACCTTTATATATAGCAGTTACTACTTTTTTACCAATGTAAACAGCAGTAATTTCTTTATCTTTTATGTATATAGCCATACGTTATTCAAAATCATCATCTGGTTCTGTATCAGTTTGTTTTTCGAAAACAAAATAAATTTTATTATCTTCTAACGCACTATTGTCTTTAGCTACTTCATAATCATCTTCTGTCATTTCTGCAAAAGCATATCCATTAAGATTTGTTTCAAGTATAGTAAGACGTTTTGTACAATCTACAATAGCACCAGCAAGTTTTAAAGCTTCTTGTTGATCTTTAGAAAGAAGTTCAATAGCATCAAGAGCTTGTTTAGAAAGAACTACTGCATCTTTTACAGTATCATTAAATTCATATTGTTTATTCCAAAGTTCTGTAAGAAATTTTTGGGTCATTGACCTAAAACTATCTGTACCAAAATTTTCAGTAAGTGGTATTCTATTTGTACCAATACTTAATGGTTGCCAATATTTATCATTAAAAATATCTATACCTACAGGAACAGGACGTCTTGATATATAACTATTACCTGTTTTACTATCAAAGACACATGATAATCTATCATAGGCTTTAGTATTATCAAATGCTCCTTCAAATGTAGGTGCAACTTTACCTAAATTTTCAATCACTGATTTCATAATGTAAATCTTTAGTTACAACATCAACTTCTCCTTTATAATGTACTACTACCATAAAGTTATGAGTAGTATTTATTTCTATATTAGTACAAGTTAGAAATGATGTTACTTGTTCACCGTCAAAATAATAATCAATAGTTACAGCTGTAGGTTTTAAAACACGTCCATCATAATAAAATTTAATATCTGCACATGCGGTTGCAATACCATCAACAATATCATAACGAGGTTCCATTTCTACATAAAGTCCTTTATCTTTAACTTCTTCTGTATCTATAGGAGTGTTATGTGTAGGATCTGTGTCTTCAGAACCAAGATGAAAATGTTCATCAAATCCATTGTTAAACTTATGTTCAAGAAGTTCACCATCTTCTGGATTTATTTCAAATTTAGGTCTTTCTCCACAACTAACAATAGCTTTTAAATGACCAGTTTCATCTACAGGGAAGACAAAACTAGTAGAATTATCTTTATTCTTATAAAGTTGATTTAATTTAGCCTTAATATATTTAATAAGTAAAGCTGCAAGTTTGTCATTTCCAAGTTTTCTTGCTGCTACTGCACTATTAAACATATTAAAACATTCAATAACTCCACTATTTTTATCACTACAACTAGCTTTACAATCTTGTAACATTTCCATACCATAGTCAGCTAGTAAACTAAGTATTCTATGATAAACACAAATATAATCAGCAGGAACTGTTACATAAACATATTCAAGATCTATTTGTTTAAAATTACTCATGATGTATAAATTTTATTATAAAGAACTTCAATAGCCTTTTGTTGTTCACTACTAAAAACATCTATGTTTTCAAAAGCATGAAGCAGTATGCTACTCCATTCTTGCTTAATTCTTTTATTTTTATTAACAATATAACCTTGAGCAGACAAGGCTACAGTAGTATGAGAAATACTTATAGCTTTCTGCTCAAGGTTACTTATTGCAATAGTTTTTATAGCTTCATCATACATAAGAACGTCTTATTAATGATTAAGAATTTTATTTTTAATATAAATTGAATACTCTTCAGAAATAAGATTAAGTTTGAGATTTAACTGTCTTATTCTATCAAGAGCTGTACCGCCATTATATATAATAGCAATACATTCATCAGTTATGTCGTCTATCCATTGTTCTTTTATTTTTGTAGCAACATTAACAGAATCATGTTCGTATGCTGAAAATGTAGAATAAATAGTATAATAACCGGTACTAACAGTTTTATAAATATTTTGTGTTACATTATCTCTATTAGTTTCAATATTGTTATGTATAATTGTATCAATACATTGGTCTAATATAACAGATTTAAAACTTAGAAAAGAAGTTGTAACAACATTGCTTATTCTATCACATTCTTTTTGTTCAGTATCTTGAATAGTTTTATCTAAAACTTGATTAAGTTTAACTACATTTTCACTAATTTCTTTTATTGCAGACGCCATTTGAAGCAATGGCTTATTTTTGTCTTTAGACTTATAAAGATCTACAAGTTTGATAATTAAAGTGTATAATATAAAAACACTACTTGAAATCAAAATTGTAATATAAGATGAATTTTTAACGGCATCACTAACTATATCATTTACTGTTTGTAATTCATCCACAATTTTTAGATGTTTAAGTGTACCCTGTCTATTTATAAAACAAGGTACACTTAATTTAATACTTTATCCTTTACCAGTTTCAGCTGCAACAGTTGAAAGACCAAAAATTGTATCAAGAGTTGTAATCGCAGCAGCTCCAACAGGAACTGCAATATGTACAATTTGATATACAACTTCATCACGCTGCTTTGCTGAAATACGAGGAACAGCAAAACGAAGAGTGTAAAGAGTATATTGGTCTTCACTTACAACTTCAGGATAACCAGGATAAATCTCTTTACCATCTTCACCAGTATAATTAAAGCCTTTACCAGCAGCACAACGAGAAGCCAAATCTTGAATATCAGCTTTATCAAGTTCTGCTTTCTTGCCATGTGTTACCTCAGTAGGAGTAACATCTATGAGACCATCAGCACCAAGAACTTCAAAATCTTTTCCAGCTTCAACAGCTGTAATTGTAATAGCACCACCTGTATTTGATGCTTCTACACCAAGATTATACTTATTACCATTAATTTGACTAACAATCTGCTTAGCTACATCAGCCGCAGTTGTAGTTGTTGCCATAGTGGTAAATGTCCAATTACTACGTTCATTAAATACAGTACCTTTCTTAACTATAACTACAGTATAATGTGTACCTTTTTCTGGAGTAGGAACTGTAATTTTAGCAGTAAATGTTTTAGACGCTTCATAAGAAGCCTTAGTAACTTGAAGAGATTTAACATCTACTTCAGGAAACATAAGAGGCATTTTACCTGTAGCACGTCCTACTACAATAGAAAAATTATCAGTAGGAGCAGCTGTAAGCAATGAACCATCACTCAAAGAAAAGAGAGCAATAGTTCCTTCTGGAACTGTAGTAAGATCAGTAGCTTTAGCAGTAGTTGTAGCATAAGCATTTTTCTTACAAATAAATAATTGTTTCATTACTTTCTATATTTATTGGTTAATTATTGTTGTTGTTGAGCATTACCTTCATTACGATAATTATTTCTCATATTCTCTTGACGAGCATTTTGTTCTTGAGCTTGTGCCGCCATCATAGAACCACTAATAGCAGTACGATACAAATCAACAGCATGTTTAACTATATCAATGTGCATATATTCAGGCAAGTCACAATTTACATTTTTTCCACCAACATCTTCTTTATACATAACAGTAGCAGGTTTTGCTATGTAAGACATACGAAGTTGATAAGGAAGAAGCTTATTTGAAAGAAAATATCCATTACCATCTATGTCTTCTGTAAATTTATCAATGTAAAGGTCAAATATGTTCTTTCTTTTTGTCTCCTCTAAAGAACTAATGTCAGTACTATATGAGACAATAATAGGACTTCTTAATCTTGGTTTAAGAACAAAATCGTTAAGAGTATCAGCTAGAAAACTATCATCTATAATACGAACAGGAAAGAAATTTGTAACAAGATCATCATTATCATATGTAACAGATGTAAAGTCATTAGAATTACCACTATATCCTGTAATACATACCTTGTAATTTAATGAAAAATCTACAAGAAACATATATTCCGGAATAGGTTTCTTAACTACTTCAAAATTAGTACTCATACGACCAGTTTGTACATCAGAAGCAGAAAAAGCAAAACTTACAAACTGCTGTTGTCTTGGAAGCATATCTATAATAGCAACATGATACAATGAACGAAGTGCATTTATCTGTCCTATTTTAGAATTATCTGTAATTACTCTATCGTTAGTAATACCAATATTCTGTTTTATGACCTCGTTAACAGCATCCATAATAGAAGTGTTAATGAGCAAATCAATCTGTTCAGGAAGAATAGCTCGATGATTTTGCATACCCATTTGTTGAGCATACTGTCTAAACATGATGTGCATCTCGGGTATTTCCATATCTCTTACTTTTAATTAGAACATTTTAAGTTTATTTTCGTAAAGTTCTTTCATATCCTTATTGTCAGGATTATTAAAGAAAGCTACAGCTCCATTCATATTAGAACCAATTAGAGTACCATCTGCTGTAGAAATCTGCTGATTAAATTCAGAACGAATAAGTTCTCCACGAACAATCAAAGTTTCAATGAAAGCACGAGTAACAATATTTTTATCAGCAAACAACTTGTTAAACTTATCAGGATGTGTATTTACATAATCCATAAGATAAGAAGTCTTTTCACTATCAGTTTTGATAAGAGCTTCTGATACATTCTCGTTTCTAGATGCAACAATAGCAACATATACAGCATTACGTTTTGTAGGAGATGCGTTAAGTTCAATAAAGTTACGCATAGCTTGCATACGATATTCTGTAAGTTTCTTTTGCTTTTCAGCTTCTTTAGCTTCGTCCTTAATATAAAAACGAATAGAAGGATCTGAATTAACAACAGCTGTATCTTTTGCTACATCTTTATAAAGAAGACAATGACGATAAATAATATATTGTTCAAGATTTACTGGATGGCCAATCTTATATTTTTCGCTTTCAAGAGTATTAAGAGCATCTACACGCCTTTTAATAGCCTCTTTAATTGCAGAAAGATTAGTCCTATCTACTTTTGCATAATTTTCATCAATAGCATCTTCTTTCTTTTTGAAATCAAGATAATCTTTCTTTGTATTGTAAACAAAAGAAATGTCCAAAGGAACATCATTTTCATTTACAACAAATTGAATGTTACTAAGCCAAGCTTTAACTCTACTTGTAAAATCAGCATGGTTAGGTGATAGACCTACAAGTGCAGGAAAATAGGCATTTACTTCTCCAGAATTAGAAGAAAGAACTCGACAAGAAGTAATAGAACTACCAATAGTTTCTTTACGTTGACCGAGAACTTTCATATTTACTTTACGATAATTTGAATAATTATGAACAAGACTAATAACAATAGTTCTCTTATCCACATATTCTTTAGTTAAATCTTCGTTATTTGCGTCACTACCACCTAACTGTTCTTGAACTTTAGTAGGACTACTTTGTATATTTGTTTTAATATCCATTGTTCTATAATATTACTGATTATTACTAATTAGATTACACACTTCAAATGGAACATCTTAGTTGCATTATTCACTTGAAGACCATAACTGTTCTTAATTTCATAACGAGACATGTCAATTTCTGTAGAAATTGAATTATTAGGAACAGAACCCCAAGAAGCAGGAATATCTGTAAGACCTTTCAAAATACCAATCTTATAAATTTGACCTGTTTGACGAATCTTACGAACATTACGAACACCTTGATAAGTAGAAAGGTCAATAAGGAATGCTTGATGTGAAGTAATAGGACGACCTGTACGAGGATGAACCATACCATTAGCCTTAGCATTCTCTGCAAGAGTACCTGTATCAAGGAAAGGCAAATGTTTAACAGTAATAATATGTCCATCTACAGTTTTATAACGACGGAAATACTTACCATAAGAAAGACCACCTTCAAAATCTTCCATCATCTTATCTCCAAGAGGTGTAGCAAATCCTTCAGAACGAGCTTCATTACGGATAGCCATATCAAAGTCTTCCATAAAACCTTTACCACCCATAAGAACAACCTCCATAGAACCAGTATCAGTGTCCTTGTCAAGAATATCACCTACTGTACGTTCAATCTTATTCAAAGTAAGAACTTCACCGTAAGTATCGTAATTAGATTCACGACAAATCTGCATCATACCAGCAGTATGAGGAATTGGTTGACCATTATCTGGATCAATAAGAAGAACTTCACCATTCTCATTACGGTTATATTCTGCAAGCCATAGACGCTCTTCGTCCATAATACGACAAGTAATATCATGTTGACGCATTTCTTCATTAATCCAAAGGTTAGTAGTACCACCACCTTTAGTCTTAAACTCATAAGTTACAACAACATTAGAAATATTACCTGCAATTTCCTTAGAATAACGATGGAACTCAAGTTGACTAGTCATCTTACCAGGACCCATAACATTGCTTCTATTACCCTTAGAATAAGATTCACTAATAGTAGGAGCAGTCATAGACCAATACTTACCAACAGCAAGATTAGCAGGATCTACATACATATTAGGATCAGGAGTAGTAAGTTTAAGACGATAAAGATAACCACCATGAGGACCTTCACCAAGATCTTTCATAATACGAACTTGCGTTACGCCATCAGGAGCAATAAGACCATACTGTTCAATAAGCCAATGAGTAGCAAATTCTACCTCAAACATAGCACCGCCTTTACCAGGTGTAGTATTAGCAGTGTTAAAATAAATAACATAATCATTGAACTTCATGCGGCCCATAGTCTTCCAAGTCCACTGAACAGTTTTAATGTCTTTAACACCAGCACTACCTTGACCTTCAGTAAGGAATGTCAAAGGAAATCTATCATCATCCATACCATAAGTATAGGTGAGAGTATTGTTAATCTCCTCTGGCTTAGACAACATAAGATGAGCAATAGTCTCTTCATTAGAATAACCACGGTCATCATAATTACCACGAGATACTTCTCTAAGTTTATACATACTTATTAAAGTTAAAAATTAAACATTAAAAAATTTATTAAAGAATTATATCATCCATGTTTGTCTTACCATCTTGTTTTTTAACAAGTTTAACAGTTTTAGTAGAACGATTTTGTTTAGATTTGACAATAAGTTTACGAACTTCGTTTTCCTTAACTGCCATATCAATCAAATCTTTATAAGTTCCTCCTGTAAACATAAGCCAAGCATCGAGCATTTCACGAGCCATATATTCATCATCAGTAAGTTCAGCTAAATCTCTCTGATACCCTGTAATCTTACTACCATCTTCTTTTTCTACTGAAGCATTAGAAATATAATTAAAGAAATCATTAGGAGTAATAACTACTTTTTTACCATTAATTTCTTTTGTAAAACTATCAGGAATTTTATAACCGTTAATAACACGTCCATTAATCATATTATTAACTTTTTCCCAATATGCTTTAAGATCTTCTGCTTCTTGTTGACGTTGAGCAGCAGCTTGTGTTTCAATATCTTTACGATATGCTTTATCTTTATCAACAAGAGCTGCAAGTTGAGTTTTAGCCTCATCATAAAGACTTCCGCTATCTCGAAGATATTTAATATAGTTATCATTAAGACTCTTATTACCGAACTCAGCAGCAGCCATCTTAATTACAGCAACAAGTTGACTTTCATTATCTTTATCTAATGTAATTCCACTACGATCTGGAATATCACCAAAACCTTTAGGAGTACCTTTAAGCTGTACATAGTCTTGGAATTGTTTAAGAAGAGGATTATCTTGATAAAGACGATTGATTGCTGCTTGTTGAAGTTCATTAGAACGAAGATTTATAACAGAATCAATATAAGATTTAACTCCATTTGCATCTTCTGTAAACTCAATAGGAGTTCCATTTTCATCGTTTATCGTAATACCTACTGCTTCTTGAATAGAAGAAAGACTGAGTGGTTCGTTATCACTACTATCGTTAATATCAACTGTTTTAAGCCACTCAGCTACATCTGCTGCTGCTTTAAAAACATTTCCTTCAGCATCAACAACGTCTCCATTTTCAGAAACAGTATAAGTAACACCATCAACCTCAATTTGATCTCCAACATTTAGCTCCCCCGTAGAAGCGTCGCCATTACCATTGTTGTTGTCATTGCCATTGTTGTTACCATCTTTATTGTTATTACTATCTGTAGTAGGATCATTAATATCTACTGTATCATTACCATTAAGATGAGTAACATCATCTTGATTATTTTGAGCACCACCATTATTGTTGTTATCGGTGTTAGTATTTTGACTACCTGCTCCTTCAAAATCAATGTCTGTAACTGCCATAATTTTATTACTATTTTTAGGATTATTATTAGAATATCTAATCATCACAAAGATAATACTTTTTGTTTTAGCTACAAAATAAATTTGAAGATTTTTAGCAATAATATCACTAAAAATAATATGTTTTGTATTATTACTGCCAACATTAGATACAATAAAGGTTAGTGAAATGCCGATATTTAATAGAGTGCTGCCAATGAAAAATATGTCTCAGATAGTGTCAAATTTGGCCTGTGTTGCTTTAAAATTAGATAAGTGAACAACTATATTAGTCAGTAAATAGAATGGCTTAAACAGCTTAAAAATATATGGAATAAAATAAAATAGTCTTCTTAATAATCATAAAGACTATTAAGAAGACACAGAGTAGTTTGAAAATGCACTATACTACTAAGTAATTAGAAATATTTACTTATCATATTTATTTTTATTAGTTTTAGCAATTTTTAATTGAGTATCTATTTGATGTCGTTTAACTTCTCTATCTGCGGCTTTACTATAACTATCTGCTACAAGTTTTTCTCGTTCAAGTTGGATACGTTGTTGTTCAAGATTACGTTTATTTTCTTCTGCTAATCCAGCAAGACGAGCTTTAACTTCTGAATCATTGCTATCAGCAGCAAGCATAGACATATCAACATCAATATATTTAAGCTGCATTTCATAAGCATATTGTAGTTCTTTAGTTAATCTATCTTGCTCACCTTTAGCTTGAATCTCTCGAAGTTTAGCTTGAATTTCTTCTTGTTTTAACATCTGTTCCATTTGTTGCATCTGTTCTTCGTGTTGTCTTTTAATTTCCATAAATTTTTGAACAGTTGCTTTAATTTGACTAACATTATCTCCAGATATTGCAGCAAGAGCCATATCTAAATCTCCATTTTGTGCAGCACTAAATGCCCATTGACGAAGCTGTTGAATTTTATCAAGTTCTTTAGAATCATTACGAACTGTAGTAGAATAGTCAGAATTTATAAAACTATCAACATCAAGACTTATATATCTACGTTTACCAAGTTCATCCCAATAAGAAGTATCAAGTCCTTCAACAAAAGCAAGTTTACAATAATCTAAATCTCTATTATAATCTGCTTTTCTAAATTCATCAAACATTTGAACAAGAATAACCATACCCATTGATGAACGAGTAATAGCTTCTTGTGTTGTTGCTGCTCCAGCAGATTGAGCAATATCTCCATATCGTTGCATATTCATATCTACCATTTCACGAGCTTCAAGTTTGGTAGACTCCATAAGATTAGTAAGTTGAGTAATATAGTCACCCATATTAGCATTAAGTAATCTTATTTGCTGCATTTTTAGAGAATTAGTATCTTCACTATCATCTATAAGAAGAACTCCATCTGCTTGAAGTTTATATAATTTATCTTCTGTATCAGAAGCAATAAGAGATTCAGGAAGAAGAAGAATTAACATTTTATTCTTAGCAATAACCATTTCTCTATGATAAGCAAATATATTACGCATAACTTGATAAGGAGTTACAAGTTTAATTATACTAAATTTACCCATCATAGGAAGAACTTCCATAATACCATTATAAGGTAATTTACCTTCACGATTAAAAGCTATAGGACGAGCTTTAATAGGATATATAGAGTTATATCTTCCGCCTATTCGATAACCTTCATAAACTTGTGGTTTATAAAGCCATTCTATACTTATATCTCCTGCTTGTTTATTAAGAGTATAATCTTCTTCAACAATACGCGTAGTTTCTAAACCAAACTCATTTATATAAGTAAGAACACCTTGTTTTGCTTCGCCTCTCCAAACAACATGCCATACTTCAAATAAATTATTATTTTCAGCAGTAAGAGTTATAGGCTCTTTTTTAAACAATTCTCTTTCAGTTTTTGAAAACTTTTCACAAACATCAGAATAAGATTCAAACATTTGATTATAACTAAGTCTAGTTATGCCATTATTAGATGAAGCTCTTCCATAATATAATTCAAGAAACGCTTTATCTTTTTTATCAAGAAAATCATCAAACATATCTATAATTTGTTGATAAGACATAAGCATACGTCTTGCAAACATATCATGGTCTTGAACAAAAAACTTATCATTAGGAATAGGATAAGCTTCAAGAACAGGAACATTTTCTTTAAATAATTTATCTCCTCTTACATCTGAATAAGAATAACATTCTCCAAGAGAAACAAAATTAAAGAAAGCAGAAAGATAAATAATATTATCTTGTGTCATTGAACGAATATAATCAAGAATATCTTGTCCTTGTTTGCTTTCATTATCAATATATTTCTCATTAAAATCTTTAATAAATGCTTCTATATCAGGCATAGCTTGTTGTGGATCAACAGTATTAGGATCTTGTCCTTGTTGTTGCGCTTGTTGAACCATAGCTTGATATTGACGTTCAAATTCTTGTTGGAATGCTTGTTGAGCAAGTTCACCAATCTTTTCTTTTAATTTTGCATTTTTATTAATAATTATATCAGGATTGTTAGCTCCTACAACAAATTCATGAACACCTTTAAAATATTCAGATACATATCTACGAATAATATCTGACATAATATCAAGATTACGCATAGTAGCAGGAAATCTAGTATATTTCTCATTATTACTATTATACGGATTAAGAGTCTTTTTATAAAACTCATTTGGCATATCACCTCGAAGAATACCAAGTTTTAACTCAGTATCTGTTCTATCGTTAAAACTCAAACCTGCATCAATAACATAATCTATGCAATTAGCATACCAATAAGGTTTTCTTTTTTCTGTGCCACTAACTCTTTGTTGAGGAAAAGTAGCATTATACTTTGGCATCATAATACTTAAATGTTTATAAGTTTATAATTATTAAAATCTAACACTTGTTCTAAAATATATTCAAGAAGATAAGTATATGGTTCATTTGCTTCATTCTTAAAACAAGGAATATCAATAAATGACAAAGTTCTCATAGTAGCATGTAGACATTCATGAGCTGCTATAGCTATTTCTTTAGGAGATTTAGGATGATAATGTAGTTCTATAATTCCATTACCATCAATATCGTTATACCAATATGATGCTTCTGCATTATCGTCACTTTCTAAAATTTGAGTTATAATACTATTCCAAGTTTTAGGACAATCATAAGTTTCAATCCATTCCTTAAACTCTTTGTGAGAACCTATAAAAACAGTAATATCTCTTTTATAAAGTTCTATTCTTATATTTTTATATTTAGCCATATTAAAACCATGCTCTTTTTAATATATTTTTATTATTACTATTATCATCTTCAGTTATTTTTTTACGATGTGCTAAAAGTTTAGCAGCTTCTATATCACAAAGACGCCATTGAAGTGCTCGTATAATCATTTCAGAAACTCTATCAAAGTTACCAAGACTATTCCATTTTTTAAGTTCAAGAATAGATTGATAATCATATATTGTTTGAAATAAATAAATGTCGTTTCCTAAATCATCTTGCCCTACAACAGTATAAAGCATTTCTTTAAGTAAACGAAGACCTTCAAGTTTCTTTGTACCATCTCCCATGTTAACACCATAAGTAGACACAACATTACCTTTAATAGAAGTATCCCATATTTGTACTGGGTCTTTCATAAGATATTTAAGTGCTTTCCACTTACTAAAATTACTTACAGTTTCACCACGGTTTATCTCAACTCCTGTTGTTCCAATACAATTATAATATATTGCAAGAAGCAAACAAACTTTATCAGCTTCTTCAAGTTTTTCAGGACGACCATAATATGCTGCAACAAGAGCTGTTTTAAATCCATTATATTGACATGGATTCATCCAAACTTTAATACTATTATGAGAATGCTTATTAGTAATGAGTTTGTTTTCTTTATTAACACCAACAGGGTCATAACTAATAGAATATAGTCCAGGAGGTGTTCCTATTATTTGTTTTCCGTTTTTATCTATATGTGGAACTTGCATTGGATTAAACCATTTACGAATACAACCATGAGGATGTTCATGTCCTTTACGAGGTACTCCTTCAATCCAATCATAAAAGTCTATATTATGTCTTCCTCCTTCAGCTTCTATACGAGAATTACTTTTAAATATAACTTTTCCATTTTCTTCAAACAGCCAACCATCAGAATAAAATTTAAAGCTATTATCAGTTCTAAGACGTTCTTCCCAAGCCATTAGTTCTTCACTACTAAAAAGATTTTCTGTAGCAGAACTAAAAGATTCAGCTGGCATAAGAGCATATTGTCCAAGATAATTTATATAATCAGCAAAAGTTTTAGCTGTTTCTTTTTTAAGCTTTCGTTCATTATATGCAATTCTAAGTCCAAGTTCAATATTTGAATTACCATCTTGGTCCATAGCATATTGATCTCCAATTTGACCTTGAAGACCCCAAGCATAAGGTTTGAAATATCCACAAATTTCATTTCTACTATCTTTATCCCAAACATTTTCAAAAGGCATAAAATGATAAGATAAAGGAGAATAAAAATTTTGTTCAAAAGTTTGCATATTTCCAGAAGTTGCAGTACCCCAACAAAAAAGATTTCCAGTAACATAACTACCAGTTCTCATAGCAGGTTCTGTAACTCCCATAAAATCATCAAAGTTTTCCATAGTAGAAAGCTCTTCTACTTTAACATTAACTGCATCTTTACCAATAGCACAATCAGGATTATTCATTGCAGATACAGTAAAAAGTGCAGAATTCCAACTTTTAGGACTAACTACTCCATTAGGAAGTTTAAAACCAAGACGAAAATTTTCTTTATCTGTAGATAGAATACCTTTTACAAAAGGTGTTTTAGTTTCAAAGAAACGAAGATTATTAATAGTGAAATCAGTTAAACCTCCTGTAGCTACAAGATATTTCTTATCAGCAGCAACATGTATTTGAACTTTACGAGGTTGTAAATTTATAGTATTAGCACTATCGGCAGCCATAATATAAGAAAAACCACCACGACGAGTTTTATCTATTATAAGATGAAAACCGTTTCTTATAGCAAATTCCATTACATGAAATGTCCAAAACTGAGCATCTATAAACTTACTAAAATCATAATGTTTCTTACCTACACTAGCTTTAGAAGTAGACTTAGTTGTATTTTCATCAAGCTGCTCAATCATAGTATAGTTAAGAAAATTATAATGAGAACCAGTAATTCTTATATTTTCAATATTACCATTACGTAAAAGACAAGGCATACTAATACCATGTTTTCTACGATATTCTTCTCTTTTTCTAAGTTGACGATGTGGAATAGTATCTTCTTTAAGAAAAGTATATTTTTTATTTTTACGATAAAAATCAGCCATTTCAGTAAATAAATGAGTATTAACAAATTTATCATCAGGCTGTATATTAAGAAGAAAACCACCACTATCACCAATGAGAAAAAGATTATCAGGGTCATCATATCCAGCTTCTGTTGCTGTTCTATAATGACTTTTATCCTCAGATAAATATTGTAAAAATGGATAACTTTTTATTACTTCTTCTACATTCGTTTCAATTTTCATCATATTATTTCAGTAATAATAATAAAGTTACAATAGATAATACTATTCCTCCACCAATAGTAATGTTTCTTTGGTAAACAGCTTTTTTATAAGCTTTATTTAACAAAATATTACTACTTTTATAATGTTGTATAACAATACTATCGTTTACTATAATACTTTTAAGACTTTTATTAATTTTCTTTTCATAATCAAGTTCTATAAGTTTACTATTTGCTAATCTTAAATCATTATAAGAAATAAGAACTGAATCTTTAACAATAGTATCTTTAACAACCACACCCCCCGTAGAAGAGTTTGTACAGGTTAAGTGTGTATTATTTGCCAATAAGGTGATAGAACAATTTAAGAGTACTATCATTGTCAAGGCTTTTAATTTCAATAGATTTAACATTTTTAATACTATCTAAATGTTTAACTTCTATAATTAGTTTATTGTTATCTTTAGTAATAGAGTCTATTTTGAGTTCTTCTACGGGGGAGGTAGTTGATGTGCTCTTTAAAGTTAACTGTTTTACTATCGATATTAATACGATAAACAATGGTATAATTACCATTATAATTATTTTTATAACAAGTAAGTTATTTATCTTTTTGCATTTCATCTATATCCTCTTCTGTTATAAGTGTATAAGTAAAACAATTACCGTAAATATTAGCAGCTTTTTTAACAAGATACATAAAAGAATTAAATTCTTTAGGATCATTAAACACTTGACAACCTGCTGAATAATTATCTACTGTAGCACGAGTCCAAAATTCATTAGAACGATGAATGTTAATACCAAACATTCCTGTTTCTATATTTTTAGGATTATAATCATAAATATCATCCCTATTGTTATCACGATAAACTTTTACTGGCTTATTTCTTTGACAAAGTGCATCATATTTACCACGATGTTTATCTATTTTATAAGTTCCTCTATACTGTCCAGGAGCAAGGATAGCAGTTCCTTTAGCATTAGATGGAGCTTTCATAAGAGAACTTCCTGGCTCTGTAGTAATACTATAAATTTGACGTTTCCAACCTATATTTGTATCATAAATAACTACAAGATAATCATCATATTTATTTGTTACTTTATTATTTTGGTTACTACGAACACCAATAATATTTAAATTATAAGTACCTTTAGTAAAAAAAGCATAACCTTTTTTATCAAATAGTTTCTTAAAATTAAAATTTTTACATTTACTATATAGTTTAGTTTTCATAAATCGAATAATGTTTTTTGTTGTATATTATTATTTTTATTAGCTCTAACTTTAACCAATCTATCAGCAAGAACTGCATCTGCTTCTTTTCTACGATATCCAATTCTATACCAAGTAGGAACCTCAACTCCATTAGGATCTATTGGATATTGATTATGTTCATCTCTATATGGCATTCCATATTGATTTTTAATAAAAGGACTAGCTATATGACAAAGACCAAGTCCTACACAAGGAATGTCAAGAATAAGTTCTACCATTCTAGCATACATAGATAATTGCATAGTATAATGATAACCGTTGCAATTAGGAAGATAATTAAGAGGAGGTAACATATATTCTGATTTTAGAATATATTCATTAGTTCTTTGATGAGGCTTACAAGTTTTATCTTTTTTAAAATAACCAGATTGAAACTGAAGACCATCACGATTAGTTTTCCAATCAAGAATTACAAAATCTTGATCTCTTATACAAAGAATATCTATAGTACCACTTATAAGATAATCAATAAGAAAAGCTCCAATTTCACTATATATTGTATAACCTTTATCTGTGTAAAATTGAAATACACGATAAATTTCTTCATATTTATTATTTGTAGCTTTTTTAAATTCTTCTATATCAAGAGGTTTTACATTTAGATAAGGAATATCTGCAACTGTTACGACACGTCCATCATCTATTTTAGTTAGATATTGAATTGCTTTTTTAAATATACTAACTTCTTTTATAGCATCTTCAAGTCCATTATGTGTAATAGTTCCTCTAGCACAAGCTTCATTTGTTATATCTTGCCATTGTTTTTCAAGTTGTTTTTCACTCATTCCAAGCTCTTTAGCTTTTTTATGAAGCCAATACTTTTTATTAAACTTAGGAACATAGTTGTCATGAATTAAAGTAGTAACAGAAGTATAACTGTTACCATTAGAATCACTATATTTATGTCCTTCTTCTTTAAAATAAAGAAAAACTTCATCATACCTACTATCTCTCATATTTTATGTTGTTAATATGATTTATAATATTGGCACGACATATCATGCCCCAAACTTTATCTATCCATTCTTGTTTAGATAAACCATATAAAGAAACTACTTTATTATACAAAAGTGTAATAGCTTTACGTTGTCCATCATTAATTCCTAAATTATACGCATTTTCAATATCTATATTACGATCTTTTTTAATATCTTCATATGTATATCCTCCTAGTTTATGTATAATAGCAGTTTTAATACGCTTCGGCATCCATTGAACTAAGAACTGTTTGACCACCTCTACCAATTTCAGTTTCTTTTTCATACATTAAATTTTGTTTAGCTTCTTCAAGTTTTTTAAGTATAGACGGAATATCTCCAGCTTTTTTACTAACAGCATCAATAAGATTCATAATGTTAGGAATTTCCTCTAATGTAATATTAGTATTAAGCTTTTCATTAAGAACATTGTTTATTACATCTATACTTAAATTTATATTATGAACTGTTTTTAATATATTTTCTACAACTTTACCTGCTTCTGTTATATTTTCATCATAGTATCTACTAATAAGACGAATAACAAGTTTATCAGGTATATAATCTTTATCTAATCCTGCTTGCTCTATAGCTAATTTAAGAGCTTCTGGATCACTAAGACCAGATTGTCTAGCAGGTGATTTAGGATCACCAAGATAATAAATGACAATAGCTTCAGCAATATAATTCTTTTTATCAGGCGTTTTATCTCTAGTATAAAGTTCTCTAATATCTCTATCTATGAGTTGTCTAACAGTAGGAGGTTTAGGCATACCATTATCATCAATAACGATAAGACTATCTATTAACATTTTATTGTTCATAATCTCCTATTTTAATATATTCATTACTAACAGCTACTACTTCATGAGAACAATAAAGAAAAAGTCTTGCATAAACTTCACCTTTAGTATTGCATAATTTTCTAAATAATTTTTTGTTATTATTTACAGCAATACTTGTTATATATCTATAATATCTTTCTTGTGAAATATGTTTAGCATTTTCTTTATTAAGTGCTTTTTTAAATATTATATATTTCTCTTTTCCAAGTTGTTCTTTAGCTTCTTGAATTAGAGCTTGTTGTTCACTTGTTTTAAGCATTTGAATAGTCTTTGGTGTTCTTATATTTCCTATAAAAGGAATACCAGTCCAACGACCTTCTCTAAGAAAATTAGCAGCTTCAAACTCACAATGTTCAATAATAGCAAGTGCAATATCTTTATCAATTATATTTTTGTCAATACAATTTAGAATATCTTGTTTTCTACATATTGTAACATCGTATCCTCCATTTGGAAATTTAAAAATATCCTCCATATTTGTATTAAATTTAATTATTGAAAAAAGAGAACTAATAAACATATTATTAGTTCTCTTACTAATATTTTAAACTATAATTTTTGGAGTACCTGGCATAATTATATTATTTTTCTTAGCTTCTCCTGTTTTTATAACAAAAGGATTTACATAATCATTACAACACTTTTTATATGCACCATGAATAGCACAATTAGGAACAAGTTTAAATTCAATAAAATAACATTGTTCTTGCACTCCGAGAACTTTATTATAAACATCCATATCTCCTTCTATTATATTCAAAATATTATTTATAGTAAGAAGATTTGTAGGAGCAGAAAGATGATGTCCTAACATAATATCACTTGGTGCAATTATAAGTTTTTCTCCAACATCAAGTTTAGTAATCAATTCACTATTTGTTTTACCTGCTTTAACAAAAATAGGAATTGCAGCAATATCAGAATTTTTCTTATTTCTACGATTAGCAAGAATAAGAGTAGAAAGTTTTTCTCTAAATACAACACCAACAATAGTATAATTATCATCTACTTCGATATGAGAAGTAACATTAGCGATATACTCTTTTGTAATATCAGAAAGAGTTGTTGGAAGATTAAGAGTAAAAACTCCTTGTTTACCATTTACATTAAGTGTTAGCATAATTTTAATTTATTATTTAATTTAATAATTAGTATAATATATAATATATTATATATTATACTAATTATTAAATTAAATAATAAATTAAAATTATGC